CTCCCCGTCTGCGTGGACGTGGAGGAGAACAAGCTCAAGCAGCTGTCCACGCTTGACCTGTCCAACCTTACCGCTTACGCGCTGGAACAGGTGGAGAAGATGGGCTTTTACGCCCAGCTGTACACCTACACCGGCTACAAGTACGAGCTGGATATGGCTCGTCTGTCCTCTCGGTGGGATGTCTGGCTGGCCGACTACACCGGCGAAACTCCTAAGGTGAGCTTTAAGTACAATGCGCACCAGCACACCAGCAAGGGCAGCGTGCCGGGCATCTCCGGCAACGTAGACCTCAACGTCACTACCCTCAACTACCCCCGCATCATCAGAAAGAAGGGCCTGACCCGTCTCCGGGAGGGCGCATGAGCGACGCGATCATCGTAGCACTCATCACTGGTGGCCTGAGCTTGAGCGGCGTGCTTATCTCTAACATCATGGCCGCTCAAAACATGGACGCCAAGCTGGAAAAACAGCAGGCCATTACCGATACTAAGCTGGACGAGCTGACCCGCGAAGTCCGGGAGCACAACAACTTCGCCAAGCGTGTACCGGTATTGGAAGAGCAGATCAAGGTGGCAAACCACCGCATCGAAGACCTCGAAAAAGAGAGAGGAGAGTAACACATGGAAACCATCCTTAACACCATTCTCGCCCCGCTGCCCTCGTGGCTGGCGCTAGTGCTCATCGTTGTGGGCGCTGTGTCGCTTGTGCTGGGGCTTATCCGTCTTGGCTACGGAGCAGCGGTCAAGGGCACTGTGCTCGACCTCATTGCAAGGGCAGAACACGAGATTCAGGGCACCAAGCGCGGCGCAGAGCGTAAGGCGTGGTGCGTCAAGATGCTGCGCCACTATCTGGACAATAGCCGGTGGGGCAAGCTGATCAGCTGGGCCATCACCGAGGAGACCATGAGCAAAGTGATTCAGTTTTTCTTCGACCAGATGCGGAAGGCACTGCAAAAGCAGTAAGGAGGTTATCATGGCAAGCACTACATACGAGCAACCGTCGCGCTATTACTACGACCAGCGCGCATACCCGATTTTGTGGCCCGCAGTGCGTGACCATTTTGCCAACGTCGGCAAAATGGGACATTGCCGTGCCGTGACCGCTCGAGTTCGCAACGCCGGACAGCTGCCGCAGCCTTTCTGGCTCGGTGCTGCCTGTGGCGGCGGCTCGCGTAGTGCTGCCCGCTGCGCTGCAAAATCTTAACCGACAGCAGATGATCGCCGCTATCAAAAGCGCACCGCTTGGGAGGGTAGACCGTAAGATAGCCTTATTGCGATATGTTGAGCGGCTCCCGCTGCCGGACATTGCAGCGCAGACACATTACAGCCGGACGGCGATAGGCTACCGGCTGAAAGGCATTGATAAAATGCTGGATGTGTGATATAATAATCTCAATTGGGTGCAATTTCTCACGAAACGCATTGAAGCGGCAGGCTTTCGGGTCTGCCGCTTTTCTTTTTGCACGAATTGTGGTATAATTATCTCAACAAATCCACCCGGCCTCTCGAAGAAGCACAACAGGGTGGATATTTGATACAGTCTCCCGCCCCGCCTACTCGCAGTGCGTACCATGCGGGAGACGCCTTTAGACTTGAAAGGCTCCGGCCTTTGTAGAGAGCGGCATCGCCTGTGGGCGGTTCCGCTCTTGATTTTACAAAAACCCCTGCTTTTCCGAAGCCCTGCGTTCCATGCTGGGTACTTTGTAGGCAAAGCAGGGGATTTTTTTGCAAATAAAGCGGCAAAACTTTCTATTTTGGCATCATTTTATATAAGTATATTTATATCTTTAAGCGCTCATGCGGCTTTTTCCGTGTGGGCGCTTTTCTTTTTTGTCCTTCGTTGTGCGTTCGTTGTCCTTCGCTTTTTTCCGATGCGGTACACTGGATGCACAAGGAGGGATGCATTATGAGTTATTATCCGACGCCCGGAATGCCCTACGCTCCGCAGCAGCCTGTCAATCCGTACGGCGGCATGGGCACAGTTGGGCTTTCCACTCCCTTGCCCAACACGCAGATGCAGCAGGCACAGCCGCAGCGTCCGCAGCCGATGAATGGGCAGCAGCCTGTTCAGCAGTCGGCACAAGATGGCGGTTGGTTGCTTGGCAGACCTGTTTCCAGCAGGGAGGAATTTCTGGCGATACCGTCTGACCTGTACGGCAGACCAACCTACTGCCCGGACTTGCGCAGCGGGGTCATCTACTGCAAGCGGCTCAACCCGGACACCTGCGAATCCTATGTGCAGGAGTTCTACAGTCCGGAAGCGTGGCGGCAGATGCAGGCACAACAGGCACAGCAGACCGCTGCACCGACACAGCAGTATGTGCCTATTGAGCAGTACAACACCCTTGTCCACCGGCTGGATGAGCTGGAAAAGTGGCAGAAGAGCTTTTCTAAGCCCACTGCCACCGAGAAGAAAGGAGAATAAACGATGTCCTCTCCATTTGATATAATTACTCACAGCCCCATCATGCAGCTGGCAAATCTGGCTCGCGCCGGGCAAAACCCGATGGGGCTTATCCAGCAGTTAAGCGGGCAGAATGCTCCTATCATGCAGGGCTTGAACCTGATTCAGGGCAAGAACGAAGCACAACTCAGGGCGATGGCGCAGAACCTCGCTAAAGAGCGCGGCATCGACCTGAACCAGCTGGCAAGCGTCCTGAATTTGACGCTGCCCCGATAAAGCATCCCTCTAAGCGAAACGCTTCTCAGTTTTGCGGACTTGATAAAAACCGCTTTTGTTTGGCTTCGCCCATCGCATACGGCGGTGGGATAGCATAACGCAAAACTGAAAGGAGTTTTGTTATGGACGATTTTGCAACTGGCTATCTGGCTGGGCAGGACGGCGGCAATAACAACGGCGGATTCTTCGGCAACGAAGGTCTGTGGGCTGTCATCATCCTCGCTATCATCTTCGGCTGGGGCACAAACGGCTATGGCCGAAACGGCGGTGACAACGGCATGAACGCCTACATCCCCTATCTGGTCGGCACTGGCGCAACTGGTCAGGGCGGTAACGATACTCGTGCGGCTCTGTCTGAGGGCTTTTATCAGCAGGATACCTCCCGCTCTCTGGCGGGAATCCAGAGCGGTATCTGCTCTCTGGGCTATGACCAGCTGGCACAGATGAACGGCGTCAACACCAACATTGCGAACGGCTTTGCAGGCGTGAACAGCGCCATCTGTCAGATTGGCTACCAGAACGCACAGCTCGTGAACGGTCTGGAACGCAGCGTGTCCAACGGCGACAACGCCATCAACCTTGCCATCATGCAGGAGGGCAACGCACGGCAGGCGGGCCAGACCGCACTTGCCACGCAGCTGGCATCTTGCTGCTGCGAGAACAAACAGCTGATCGGCGACCTGAAGTACACCATCGCAACGGAGGACTGCGCTACCCGTCAAGCTATCGCAGACAACGCCCGCGCCATCGTGGACAACTGCAACGCCAACTTCCGCAGCATGATGGACTACTTCACGCAGGATAAGATTGCCACTCTGACCGCTGAGAACCAGAGCCTCAAGTTCGCGGCTTCTCAGGATCGTCAGAATGCGCTTCTGACCACCGTGATGTCCCAGCAGACTGATACCATCCTGAACCGGGTCAATCCTCGTCCGATTCCCGCTTATCAGGTGGCAAACCCCAACTTGGGCGTGAACTGCTGCGGCTGCTGCTAACCAACACACTCCCCGATAACACCGGGTGAACCATCGGGGCAGGGGTAAGACACCTTTGCCCCTGATTTTTTAGGAGGAAAACATTATGGCTTGCAAAACAAGCTGCAAACTCTGCCCGCACCTCGTCATCTCGGATGCGGTGACGTTCGCCAATGACACGCTGACCATCAATATCCCTGCTGGCTCTTACGCAGCGGGAGAAAAATATTGTCTGGTCATTGCTCAGGCTTTGCCGGACACGACCACCATCAACGCTCCTGTAGTCATTACAATCGGCGCAGGAACTACCGCATACCCTCTGACCGACTGCAACTGCGCTCAGGCAACCGCTGAGAGCATCCACACTCGTACTCGCTATGCTACCCGTGTGGCAACGTCTGCGACCGGCACCGGCACGTTCAAATATCTTGGCTGCTTCTGCCGTTCCCACGCCGGTGCGCCCGCGTCCATTTCTTGAGGAGGTATAGATTATGGGCAAGACTACTTTTCGCCGCATGATGATGCTCCGTGACCACGACAAAAACCGTGAGCCGGAACGTGACCGCCTTGAGGAAGAACGTGACCGCAGAGAGCGTGAGCTGGAACGCCGTCTGCGCAAGCTGGAAGACGGCAATGACCGCTATTCCTATTATCCGCAGGAGGAAAACCGCTACATCGACCCCTACCCTATCCCCCGCTACCCTGACGTAGAGAATGGGCGCAGAATGCCGCAAATCGGCTTCTCGCAGAACGGAGACTGGGACAAGCGGTCTGGGCAGTATGAACGTGGCGGTGCAGACGGCCGCTCCATCAAGATGCCCCGCCAGCACCTTACCCACGATGAAGCGGAGGAATGGTGCGACAGCATGGTGAACGCTGACGGCACCAAGGGCTGTCACTGGACGCTGGAACAGACACAGGACGTTGCGAAACAGCGCAATATCACCTGTGACCCGAACGATTTCTGGGCTGTTATGAACATGATGTACTCGGATTATTGTCAGGTCGCAAAGCGCCAGTCCGTTGACACTCCGGGCTTCTACGCTGACATGGCAAAGGCGTTCCTTGAGGACGCAGATGCCACAGATGGCAAGGCGTATCTCTACTGGGATTGCATTGCTGATAAGTAAAACAGAAGAGGGGATTTGTCCAAAATTGGACAGACCCCCTCTTTATTTACTATCAACGCTAAAAATTCAGCCGCCAATTTAGCCTAAGTCAATCTGGTCTTTCGATGCTGCAACGGACAGGTTATAAATGTACTCCCCTGCCGTGAATCCGTGCTTGCGTGCCTCTCTCGTAACGAACGTCCGCTCGCTGTCGCTCATAAGGATTGTGATTCGCTTGCTACGTTTGCCGTCACCCTTCTGCCCCTGATGTGAAGTGTAAGGCTGAATCTCCATCGTGCGTTTTGCATCGCTGACGGACAGGTTGGTAAGCGCAATCATAATCTGCTGGTTCTGCTGAACGATGGCTTGCAGGACTTCCGTGTTCTTCATCAGCACTTGCAAGATTGCATCGTTCCGCGTGTCTGGCTTGCTTTCCTGCGGGGCAAGGCTGTAATAGCCATCCTTTCGGAGAGACGGAAGAACGTCATCGAAAACCCAACTCTCGAACTTCTCTGCGCCGGGCAACTTGCTGTGTGTGATAAGACGGTAAACGTCACCTTCTGGGATGAAAGCGATTGCTTGGACTCCTCCCTGTGTAGGGGCGTCGCGTTTCACGACACCCCTGCAATGGCGGGAAATTGCATCTCTCGGATTGCTATATCCCAACGCCTTTGCCACGTCAGAAGCGCAGAAAAGAATCTTACCATCTTCTTCAATTGTGCGAAGCTGACCAAAGGTCTTGCTCTTAAAAACGTGGAGTGCGTTACATCTCTTGTTATCCATCATATCCTCCATATTTAACTGTTTGGCATCTTCCATGCCGACCTCATACGCCTTGTAAGTGATTCGAGATAATGCTTCTGCAATCTCATAATCATCCTTGTTGAGCGGACGGCCGTTGCTGTTTTGCTTGAAATTTTCGAGAATCTCTTCTTTCGTTGCTGGAATGTTCATTGGCTTTACCACAAAATATTGTTTGTAATACAACCATGAAGATGATATAATGGATTTATCATCCATAGTTGTATGGAGTGTAATCCCTTAAACTGTCTGAGACCGCCAAGTTACGAACAGTTTAGGGGATTTTTTATTGCTCAAGTTCTTTATCTATCATCTCGTTAAGCCATTTGGTCTTTGTTTTCCCTTGTTCCTTTAACTTTGCCGTTAAAGCATCGAGCTTCTCTCTCGGAATTGGAACACTGAACTGACCGATGGTTTCACGACGCTTTCGATAATACTCTGCGCTACTTTTAGCCAACTCAATCCCTCCTTTGTTGGCTAGCAATAATAGTATAACACTTGCTAGCATGAATGTCAATAGCACGAAAACTACACGCATTTCAACGTCAATTCGTTAGAAAATGCGTGTTTTTTATTTGCTGTTCAATCTTCAAGAAAATCCTCCAGCTCAATCTTCCCATCTGCCGCCGCAACCGCCAGAGCGTACACGAACTGTCCAATCGTCATTCCGTGCCGCCTTGCTTCACGATTGATGTACTTGCGTTCTTCCTCGCTCATAAGGATGGTAATGCGCTTTGAACGCTTTCCATCACCGCTCGCAACGCCCTGATGCGATTCCGGCATTGGGATTTTTTTCTTTGTCAAGCCAGCTTCTGCTAGTGCGCTGGGAACATCGCCTTGTTCGATAAGACGTTGAACTTCCTTCGCCTGTTTCAGCTTCTTCGGCTTACTTTCGCTGATTACGGCATTGTTTGGCTGTGTTTCGCTGCCTTTGGATTGCTTCGGCTTAATATTGCTTAACTGTGCTTCATTAGGCTGTGCATGGCTGTCTGTGGCTTCACTGGGCTTAATCGTGGCTCGTTCGGCTTCGTTCGGCTTTGCTTGGCTTTCTTCTTCTTCATTTGGCTTACTTTGGCTTAATGTCTGTTCCGAAAAAATAGGCTGAAAATCAAACCCGCCCAACAAGCCGGAGGATTTTTTGCTAGTTGACTTCATTCTTCTTTCTCCTCCTTACCACCTATTCCCAGAAATTCAAGAATTTCTTCCGGGATTCCGCTTGCGGAATCGATTTTTTCTACAATTTCCATCAATTCATCTTTACTCAGCGGAATGGTTGCTATGTTTTCTTTGCAAGGCTCTTTCGGTACTTCCGTCCAGTATTCTACATCGAGCTTATGATAACCAGTTTGGGGATCCAACCACTGATGCTCATTATCATGTATGTTATAAATACGTCTTGCTGTAAGATAAAACCCGTCTTTAGTATATACCAAAAAATCAGTCGTTTCCTTGTGCATACGGTACGAACTAGATTTCGGCGGGTCATACTTCGCACTATGCCATATCTTTTTGCTCATTTTTCTTCCCCCTCCACAATCATCTGTGCCAACGCCTTGAAATCCTCTGCACTGGTACTTTTTGCTGTGTCACCGCTAAACAGGCTGTGCCGCTCTGCCTGTGCCTTACGAACGCCCATAGACGGTCTAATCTTCACGTCCAGTAGCGTTGTTCCCATGCTCTGTGCAATCACCGGGAGCTGCTCTACAACCTCTTTGGACAGGTTCTCACGGCTCTTGTACTGGTTCAGAAGCAGACCTTCAATCTTCAATGTCGGGTTGAAGTATCTACGAACATCTCCGATGGTCTGCGAAAGCTGGCTCAATCCAGCCAGTGCGTATCGGTCTGCCGTGATGGGAACGATGATGCTGTTGGCGGCGATCAGCGCGTTCACGAGCGCAAGACCAAGCTGCGGGGGAGTGTCCAGCACAATGTAATCGTACTGACTAGACACGCTTTCAAGGGCTTCTCGTAGCCGGAAGTTCTTACCCATGTCCCGGACAAGCTGTTCGTCAATGTCCTTCAATGCGCTGTCGGACGGCAGAATGTCCCCAGCTTCACAGTGCTGGATTCCTTCTTCGACTGTGCCCTGCCGGGTCATCACATCAAACAGGGTGCATACGTCCTCTGTCTGTGCGCCGTAGGTGTCCGTTGCGTTGCACTGGGCATCGCAGTCCACCAGCAATACTTTCTTGCCAAGCAACTGCAACGCACCAGCCAGACAGGTGCTTGTTGTGGTCTTTCCTGTGCCGCCCTTCTGGTTGGCGACCGCTATGATTTTTGCCATTTTATCACTCTCTTCATTCTTTTTCTCTTTGGCACAACTCTACTTCGCATTTTAATGCTCTGGCTGCTTTTTCGAAATCGTCCAAAGAAACACTATCATTTTTCATTTTTACTTTGTTTAAAATCGCAAAACGAAGTTTTTCTTTGTCAACTTCATCGTAATAGTCTGAAACATTTAAAACGATTTTTTCGGTAGACGAATAATCCCCACAATCAATTTTTCCAGTTTCAATTTCAAATCTGCGCTCTCCATAATCATCGAATGTTGCATATTTTCGCCCAATCTTTTTTATTTTTGAACGTCTTGGATTTTTATAATTGAACTGCGGAAACATTATTGGGCATATATATATTTTTTGCCCAATATACAAATCTTCTCTCTTCATCTTTCTCATTTCTGCATCATATGCTCAATGTGCTGCATCTGACTACTCAAGATAATCGAACCCGAATGTCGCAAACTTACTTAATTGCGAATCTTTGATAACCGTCCGAAGGTAAGCTTCTGGCACTTCAACATCCGGTTTGTCCTTTACAGCTTGCTCGTATGCGCCCTGCACAATGTTCACAACAGCATCCTTCTTCTTGTCTTTGCGAATATTCGGGTATTCAGATTTTATTCGCCTTGCCACAGACCTTGCAATGCTTGCACACTGCTTTTTGTCAACGCCCGGCATCAAGCTTGCCCAGTCAACATCTTCGTATGCGCCGTTTCTAGGGCTTTTTACAGGCTTTTCGTTGTCAGAGACATCTCTTAAAGGGATTGTCTCAATCTCGCTGGATTCGGCATCTATAACCGGCTCAGAGCGTTTTATCTTTACGTCAAAAATAATCGATACTATTCTGTGCCCAACAGTCCGTTTTTTATACGACACAGAAATGTCGGAAATTTCATTGATTTCAGCAACAGCGACATCCAAGACCTTTGCTCTGAAAAATTTGAACTGGTCATAACTGCTTGCTGTCGCACCAAGTTGCTCTTTCAGCTTCTTGATGCTGATTTCATGCCCCTTCGACCCCATATTCATCCAGTCCCGAAGAATCGAATAGAGCAAGATGCTATACTGAGACTTCATGCTTGCCGTGTATCGCAGACGATACCGAACATACCCTTTTTCTGCAATATCAAAGAACACTGGCTGCAGCAAAGGGTTGCATCTGATTGAGACCATGTATGTAAAGCACTCCGGGTCAAATCGAATCTGCGCCATAGCAAACAGGGTGTACAGAGTGTATTCGTCTTTACCTTCAAGCGGAACAGCTACAGTGTTTTCAATAAAATGCTTGAGCTGCTGTTTCAAATCCTTACTGTTCAGACGGATACCTAAGAAATCGCAGTATTCTTTCAGCGTGAACTGAACAGTTGCGCTTTCAGGGTCACGGGGGTTGATTCTTGACAGGTATACTTCCAACAGACGAAGTTCTCCAGCGGTATAGTCCCTGAACTTTGCCCACACAAGAGCCTTGCTCTTTTCCACGAGATTGTTCATTGATAAGTCTCCCAAGTTCTCACATCCTTCCCACTTGTTGATACCAGTATATCACATCATGGTTGAATTATCAAGAGTCCATTTCTACTATCATGCAGATTTTGTATACCTGTCCGTGCAGATTTTGTATACCTCTATGCAGTTTTAGTATACCTTCGTGCAGATTTGGTATACCTCCTTACATATATTAAACAAGATATTAAACAAGAGAGATAAATAATATCTACTAAATAGCAAAGAAGCAGACACTTTTCAACACACACTTCTTGAATTTTCAAATCTCGTTGAAAACAACAGCATCCAAAGCCAATAAATGCAAGCCAGAAGCAAGACGAAAAGCACACAATCTACGGTTAGGCACATTAAACGAGGGCGAAAAGTGGATGGAAAGGTATACAAAAACTGCACACAGCATTCTTTCGATAGCCATTTTATTGTACAAAACACAAATATACGATATTACGTTATTATTGTGCAATGACGTTCAACTATGTGTACACCATGTATGAACTAAAGGTATACTAAATCTGCATGAAATGGGACAAAATGTGCGCAAAATTAAACGTACTTACGTTGTTGGTACTTTCTAACGTGTACAAAAAGTGGATGAAAAACTTTTAAGCTAGTGCTATGGGGGACAGATTGACAAGCCGACCAATCACAGGCAATAGATTGACGATAATTCGTTATTTATTCCGCGCGAATGTTGTCGATTTACAGTCTATGGGGGACGGATTGACAAGGTAGATTTGCCTAATAGGTGTACAAAAAGTGGATGAACGTGGACAAAATGTTCTTCAAAAACTGCGATAATTCGACAATCAGCGCAAAATGTTTTCCTCGTTGATGGTATAAGAATCGTTTCGATTCATGGCCGCAGCTTCCCCACAGTCCTGTGCCTGATATAAAATCTGCATATTGGGTTGCGTTCCGTCTGGGTCTGGGTCGGTTTTGGTGGCCTGTGCCATTTCATAATGACCGGTGACGGTACGACATACGGACACACGATCTCGCAAAGTCGTGTGAAGGTTGGCTACCATTTCGCACAGAACAGCAAGGTAATCTGAGCCGTGATTGCCATAGATCATATAACACAGCAGGTCAATTTCTTGCGGATGGGCTTCTTTGATATGTTCTATCAGCGTATCTCTCTTTCTCTCGGTGCTGGCATCGCCAGCCAGACTTTCCAATAATCCGGGATGCAAACAGGTGTCTATGTACGGTTTGGCCGCAACACCGCAGCACACGAACCACTTTATGATAGTAGGAGCATCTGGGGTCATTGTCCCTTGCTCGTAACGAAAAATGGATGTTCGGCCTATACCCATTTTGTCTGCAAGCTTCTGTTGGCTAAGTCCGGATTCTGCTCTTGCCATCTCTAACGCTTTTGCCACTCGTATCCTATAATCATCCATAAATACCCCTCTTTCGACAAAATGATATAAAATCAAAGAAATTTAACTGATATATTGTTCAAAATGTGAAACAATAATTGAAAAAATTCGCTGTTTCATTGAAATAGCGAGATGTGGTATAACTGTATTGTCAAAAATTTCCAAAGAGAAAGGAAACACAAAATGAAAGAAACTGCAATCTGGAACCATGAACGTATGCCAATCATCGACGGAATGCCCGCCAGCGTTCCCGATGGGCAGCCACACACACCTGAACCGTGGGAGGAAAGTTAATGAACCGAACTGTAGATACTCTGATTATCCCATACGCCCGCAGACGGACGCTGGAGCTTGTCCTGAGCCTTTCGGGGTACGAAGCTGATAAAGATGCTTACCTCGAAGCAAAAGGCATCCTAGAACGCGCCGCAGCCGCCTTAGACGATGGGCGTGACCCGGCAGATAGCATCGAACGCATTGACGGACAGCTCGTAGAGCTGTGATTGGAGGAAAGATGGATAGGCACTGTCCCTTTTGACTTAAACGCTCATGGGTTTCCAGACGGAAGTTGTGGATGCACAGAAAATTGAGCATTTTTACACTATTTTCTAACTAGTTGTTAAAAACGCCTTGAAGTTACAATAAAATGATGTAAAATGGGTTCAAATAAACATCCGCACTTACTGATCGGGAGGATATGCCATAATGAGCGAGCAGGAAAGAGCCAAGATTGACCAGTTTATCACATGGTTGCTGGAACACCCAGAAAAGATTCCAGTAGCAGAACAAGCGCTAGACCTAAAGTAACAGAAAACCCCTTGCGCAGAGCTACACCAGCCCGGCACAAGGGGTTTTTATTTTACCGGGCATGAACGTCACATCTTCTCGATTAAGTTCATCAGCGCTTCACGCTGTTCCTTCGGCATAGATTCAAGCTTTCTTCTAATCCGCTCCACTGCTGCATCGACTTCACTTTGCGGCTGCTGGGGCGGGTTTTCTTTTTGGACGCCAGTGAGTTCCTCAACCGTAACACCTAGTGCGTTGGCTACTGGCAAAAGCATTTCATCTGGAAAATCTCTGTCGGTAGTCAGCATTTGAGAGATATAACCCCTGCTTTTTCCGATTTCTCTGCACACAAAGGATATATTCACACCTTTATTGGCAGCGATTTTCTTAGCTCGCTCCACATTGCGCATAGAAAAAGACCTCTCTTTTTGTGCAAATAGCCAAATGTTCACAGAATTGAAGATTGACTATTGAAAAATAGCCACTTGGCTAGTATAATATGAAGCACAGGGCAAACAAAAACCAAGACCCCTGAAAAATCTATCGGGAAGTCGCTGGAAAATGTTCACTTTGTACCTCGCAACTACATAGTAGCATATTTTCTAGTAAAATGCAAGCCCAGAAAGGAGAATGGCTAGTGAATCTTTCTAAAATCGACGAGTTTCGCAAGTTGCATGGTCTGTCTCGTACTGACTTGGAAGTAGCTGCTGGTTTGAGCAACGGCGCACTGGGCAAGTGGGAACGCTCCGCAAATGGGCCGAGCGTTCGACAGCTTGTGAAAGTCGCTGATTACTTCCGCGTGTCGGTGGATGCTCTTCTTGTAAGAGATAAGCAGTAAATCATAAGAAAGGGTTAAAAATGAACGACATTATCTTATCTATGCAGAATGGCGAGCCTGTGGTTTCCAGCCGTCAGATTGCAGAGAGCTTTGAGAAGCGTCATGACCATGTGATGCGTGACATCGAAGACATTATGAGGGGTCTCCCCAAAAATGGGGACACCCCCATGTTCTACAAGACCGAGTACGTCCATGAGCAGAACGGCCAGAGCTACCCCATGTATCTGATGAACCGTGACGGCTTTACACTGTTGGCAATGGGCTTCAATGGCAAGGCTGCTCTCGAATGGAAACTGAAGTACATTGCAGCGTTCAACGAAATGGAAAAGAAGCTGGCCGAAAAGCCGCAGCTTACCCGGTCGCAACTCCTTGCAACTGCACTGATCGCAGCGCATGAGGAACTGGAACAGAAGGACAAGCAGATTGAAACCATGAAGCCGAAAGCACTTTTTGCTGACGCTGTGAGCGCAAGCAGCCAGAGCATTCTTGTTGGTGAAATGGCAAAGCTGCTGTCTCAGAACGGCATCCAGATGGGGCAAAACCGGTTGTTTGCATGGATGCGTGAGAACGGATACCTGATCAAGGACAGAAAGCGGACGGACTACAATATGCCGACCCAGAAGTCTATGGAACTTCACTTGTTTGAAATTAAGGAAACGTCCATTGCGCACTCAGACGGACATACTTCCATCAACAAAACCCCTAAAGTGACTGGTATCGGGCAAGTTTACTTCGTTAATCTGTTCTTGAGAGCAGAGAAAGGCCAGAGAACGGAGGAATGAGTATGGAAAGGTATCTGACCATTAAAATTGACCTTGAGTACCCCGAAGAAGCCAAGTTCGCCATCGACGCTGCGGCCGATGCCTACTCGGACTTTAAACGTGAGCAGTCGGTAAGGCGCTTTGTGGAGAACGGTTGTACTCCGGAAGACGCAGAGAAAATCGCAAAGTTCATCCAGTTTCTCGATCAGTGCTTTTCCGAACACAACGAAAGAGTCTTGAGAAAGGCAAGTGAGTCAGATGGAGGTTAAGAGCTGCGAACGCTGCGGAGCGCCTCTTGGCGAAGTCATCAAGACAAAACGGTATTGCGAAGAATGCGCAGTATTAGTTAGGAGAGAGAATCAAGCAGCGCGACGCGCTCCATATGGAGTTGTTCCTTGCGAGTGGTGCAAAAAGCCGATGCGCAAGCTGTATGAACATCAAAAATATCACCAAAAATGCGCAAATATAGTAAAGCGTAGGCAGATGGCCAAGTGGTGGAAAGAGCATTCGGATTATATCAAGTCTCCCACCCGCAAGGCCAGACTGGAAGGAAACCAGACACAAGAAAAGCCTAAGCCAAAGTACACCATCAAACAGATGAACGATAAAGCAAAAGAGCTTGGAATAAGCTACGGCCATTACAGTACTTTGCTTGCACAGGGAAAGGTAGGCCCTCCTGATGAACGGTAAGTATTATGGTCAACGTGAAATCCACTGGCACATCCGGGAGAAAGAGCGGCTGGAACACATCCAACGCAAGCGGAGGATGGCAAACGATGAAGAAAGCAATAAGCAACTTCAACAAAAGCAGTCCGTGGAAGAAGCGCTGGCAAAAGCGTGAATCTTTAAGACTGGAACATATCGAGAAAGAAAGAGTGAGCAAAAATGAAAAAAATCAAAGTCAGAATCACATTCACCGAAGCGGTTCTCGGCACTTGGCCTAGCAACCAGAACATCGCCCGCGAGTTTATTGCAAGCAAATCCCCTGATGCAAGCACTATCGAGGATGAAGTGGCCGCTCTGGGTGCTGATGCTGTGGCAGATAAGGGCATGACCGTGTTCCCTCGCAACGAGAACGGCGAACCCATCCTGTATGACTACCAGATCAAGGGCTTCTTCAAGGATTCTTGCGGTATGCTTTCCCGCATCGGCGGCAAGACCGAAACTGGCAAAAAGAAAGCCGTGAACGAAAGCGGCAAGCTGACGGCCTACAAGAAGGTCATTGATGGTCTGATTTTCGTTCAGCCCCGTATGATTCCCATTCATGTGAACGGTGAGATTACCGAGTGCCAGCGCCCTCTCCGCGCCCAGACTGCACAGGGTGAACGTGTAAGCCTTGCCAACAGCGAGCAGATTCCCGCTGGCTCGACTTGCGAGTTTGAAATCGTTCTTCTGGACGATTCTCACGAGAAGGTCGTGCGTGAGTGGCTGGACTACGGTGCTCTGCGTGGCATCGGTCAGTGGCGCAACAGTTCTAAAGGGCGCTTTGCTTACGAAATTCTCAATTAACCGCTATGGCAGGGTAAGGCTGTGCTGCACTAGGTGTGGAACGGCAACGGAATAGTGACGATTGGCTCAGAAATGCTAAGGCAACGCCTGGAGACGAAGCGACTTGAGCGGCAACGGCGATGCGCTGATTTGATTGGATCTGCAAAGGCATGGCGGAGCAAGGCTCAGACGAGCAATGGAATTGCATGGAATTGACTTGAACGGCGCAGCAAAGGCTATGGATGCAAGGCGTAGCTTTGATAAGCAAAGGCATCGAACCGCGGCGACGTGCGACGCAATGGCAAAGAATAGAAACGATAGGCTAAGGCATTGAGTAGCTAGGAGCAGAAAAGCAAAGGCAAGGCGATTCACCGAAAAGCAACGGCAAAGCATGGTATAGCCGTGATTTGCAATGGCAAAAAACGAAAGGAGACAAAATGAAAACATTTATTGAAGTTGCCCTGATGTGGGGCATAGCACTGGCAGTGGTTTTGGCGGTATTTCTGCTGAACTTCTGGATGGTGCATCACATCGGTATTCTGATAGGCGCATCAGCTGCCCGTGGAATCATCACGGTATCTGTGGCAATGGCTACGGCATGGATACTGAGTTTTGGAGGTAATAAGAGTGAAAAGCCTGAAAGCTAATGTTCTTTGCACGCTTGGAATTGCGTTAGCAATCTTTTCGGTAGGATGTGGCGATGCAATTCAGAAAAGCCAAAGCGTGGTAGCAATGTTTGGATACGTTTTCCTTTCGTGTAGCTTCCTCGCCGCAGCACTCGTCTTGTGTGCCATTGGTGTCAGCTCTGAAAATGAACGCATTGAACAGGAAAATCGCAAAGTAAAACGTATTCCTCACCACACGAACGAGTGGAGGGGTGCACAGTGAAATGCCCGATGTGCGGTAGCGACAACATTACAACGGTTGACAGCCGGTCAGACTATGACAGCATCGCTCGACGCAAGAAGTGCCTTGTATGTAACTACCGGTGGTCTACCATTGAAATTGACAAAGACCAGTGGCACAGCGCGTTGCAAATCAAAGAGAAACGTAAGAGAGGGAGACCAAAAGATGATTAACCTTGACAGATTTGGTGGCATGACCGAGCCGGAGGACGGCGTGTACTTCCTGACCCGCGAGCAGGAAGCAGAAGCCAAAGAAGCTGACCGTCTGGCTGAGATTGAGGACTTGCAGTCTGAAATCGAGGACAGGGAAGCTGAGTTGAAAGACCTCCGTGCACAGTTGGCAGAACTGATGGCTGGCTGACTTTTGTACAGCCAAGTTAAGCCAAAGTAAGAACAATGAAGCCTAATGAAGCCGAAGAAAGGAGGGTGATTCCATGACCGATAAGGAACTTATCGAGTATCTTTGCAAATGGTTTTACGTTGATTCTGACGGTACGTTGCACAGAAAAGACAGGAAAAACAGCGCAGGAAGCTACGATAAAGACGGTTATTTGATTGTGAAAATCAAAGGAAAGCAATACAAAGCACACCGCCTTGTGTACGCACTTCATTATGGGCTAATGCCTATTGGAGTGATCGATCATATCAATGGAATCAGGACAGACAACAGGATTGAAAATCTTCGCTGCGTAACCCAAGCTGATAATGTTGCAAATACTGTTCAGTCCAGAAACGCTTTAACTGGCGAGTATGGAATCTACGAAGACCGTTCAACGAAAGGTTTGAAACGCAGATATTCGTTCCACTTTAGCGGCAAAACATACCGATTCAAAACCATAGAAGAAGCCAAGAAAGCAAAAGATGCTTTATGGAAGGAGAAATATGGAAACACTTGTGAAGCTTTCCAAAATTCAAGGCGAGCTGAAAGCTCCAAAAAGCCAGCGTAATTCTTTTGGTAAGTACAATTACCGCAGTTGCGAAGACATTCTGGAAGCAGTAAAACCGCTCCTCGCAAAATATGGAGCGTGCCTTGTACTTGAAGACGAGCCCGTACAAAGCGGCGAATATCACTACATTAAAGCGACTGCAACAATCTACGATTCAGAGAGCGGAGACAAAATTTCAAACACCGCATACGCTAGAGAACCTAAGCAGCAGTCTGGTATGTCGGATTCCCAACTTACCGGCACTGCAAGCAGCTACGCTAGAAAGTACGCTCTGAACGGTTTGTTCTGCATTGACGATACGAAGGACGCTGACACGGACGAATACCAGAAGCAGACCACAAGCAGGGCAAACAAGCCTGCGCAGAAGCAAACGGAAGCGGAAACCATACCCCCATGCGCTTGCTGCGGAAAGCAGTTGCAGCCTATTCAGTACAACAACCGCACCGTAACTCCGCTGGAAACTGCAAGAAGCACAAAGAAGCGATTTGGGCGCGTCCTGTGTTGGGACTGTGCTCAGAAACAGCCGAAGGAGGGCTAAATAATGCTTAACTCTATCGCAATTCAGGGGCGTCTGGTTCACACGCCCGAAGCTAAGGTCACGAAATCCGGCAAGGATGTTTGTACGTTCAGCATTGCTTGCGACCGCCAAAGCGGCGGTCAGAAGGAAACCGACTTCTTCAACTGCACTGCATTTGGTAATACGGCACTGTTCGTTTCCAAGTGGTTTCAGAAGGGTGGCCTGATTCTGGTGACTGGTAGCATCCAGACCCGGAAGTATATCGACAAGCAGGGGAACAACCGCACCGCAACGGAAATCATAGCGAACAAGGTTGACTTCTGCGGTGGCAAGTCTGACAGCAAGCCCGCTGATCGGGCGCAGGATGCACCGCAAAACTACTTTCAGGGAAACGCAGACGACTTCTCTGCGATTGACGAGGACGACGGTTCGTTGCCGTTTTGAGGTGTCAGCAAATGGGATATTCTCACGGAAAACATTGGCCGCAAGAGGAAATCCTTGAATCAGTGAAAATCTGCATGGAAGATACAGGACTTTTAAGAATGCCATCAAGAAACGAGTTAAACAGATATTTTGGCAATACCGGAATAACTAATGCTTTGCGCCGTTTTCCGGGAGGATATTACGAAATAGCAAAAATTCTTGATGTTCGAATGAAAGAAAGCGAAACTCAATTCGGAAGAAGCGGAGAAGAATTAGCGATAGACCTTCTTAAAGCGCACGGATTTGAGGTCGAGCGAATGTCTGCTAGATACGCCTATGACCTCTATGTTAATGGTAGCGTTAAAGTAGATGTGAAAACAGCAAGGCTAAGTAAAACAAGCGGAACAGCTTTTTACTACTCGTTCAATCTTGAAAAACGCTTCCCGACTTGTGACATTTACTTCTTAATCACAAAGAATGAAGGCGGAGAAAGCATTTACATAGTTCCTGCATCTATCAATCAAACGCAAATTGGAATTGGTGAAAAGAAGACCAAATACATCAAATATCAAGACCGATACGACATTATCGCTAATATGAGCAAGGCTTTCGCTTCGGCGAAGTCCTGACCGCCTACCTTATATAAGAGCTGCGCTATCTGGCTGGACGGGCATTTGGAAAAATGAAGCACTTGGGCGACATCACAAAGATCCACGGAGACCAGATAGAGCCTGTTGACTGCATCACATTCGGAAGCCCGTGTCAGGATTTGTCCATTGCTGGACGCAGGGCTGGACTTGCCGGAGAGCGCTCTGGGTTGTTCATAGAAGCGGTTCGGATCATAAAAGAAATGAGGTCAAGTACAAATGGACTGTATCCAACTTTCGCTGTTTGGGAAAACGTGCCCGGAGCATTCAGCTCCAACGGCGGAGAAGATTTCAGAGCCGTGCTGGAAGAACTTGCCCGCGTGGAACAACCAGACGTTTCAATTCCTAGACCTTCAGGTAGGGGGGGCAGATGGAGCAAAGCCGGAGCAATCGCCGGAAACGGATGGAGCTTGGCTTGGCGACAGCTTGACGCTCAATATTGGGGAGTCCCCCAACGCCGAAAGAGAATCGCTCTTGTCGCAGATTTTGGAGGACAATGTGCCGCAGAAATACTATTTGAGCGCACGAGCCTGTCAGGGAATCCTTGTGAGAGCATCCCGGCGTGGAAAACCTTTGCCCGAACTCCTGAAGCAAGCGTTGCTGGATATGATCGAATGGTGGAATCCGGGAACTCTATCACAGGTGATGCAGAAAGTGAAGGAACAGGAAGGTCTGGAGGAAAAGGAACTGGACGAGTATTGGAATCAGACCATCGAGAGACTTCGACTCGATGCACAGAACCCGCAGCCTACACTCTAAAAATCCGTTCTGGATGTGAGGGTGGCGGTAAAGGCGCTCTGGTTCAAACTGAATTGAGCGCAACGATTTCTACGTTGCAAGACCAGACGTTGTTTCAGCCTGTTGTTTATGATGCTCGTGGAAACGGCGATGGAAAAATCGTACCGACCATTACAGGCGACCACGAAAACAGAATCACAGATTACACGGCTATTGCAATCGAACGCAAGACCTTTAATGAACAGTCGTTCAGCCACTACAAGGAAAGCGACAAATGCTCAACCTTGAGAGCGAAAGCAGGGAACATCGGCAATGGCAGCGAGTGCCTGATTGCAGAGAAAGCCATCCGCTGGATTGTTCGCCGCTTGACCCCTGTTGAATGTGAACGGCTACAAGGCTACCCGGACGGATACACCGACATTGGTGACTGGACGGATAGCAAAGGAAAGAAGCACAAATACGCTGACAGCCCAAGATACAAGGCTCTGGGCAACTCAATCGCTTTGCCACAATGGTTTTGGCTGGTGCAAAGGATGCGCCCTTACCTGAAAGAAAAGCCTACGCTGGGTAGCCTGTTCGATGGTCTGGGTGGTTTCCCTCTGGTCTGGCAAAGAGCATACGGAGATGGAACCGCACGGTGGGCAAGCGAAATCGAAGAGTTCCCGATGGCTGTAACAAAAAGGAGATTTGGCGAAGAATGATTACTTGTTGTCTCAACTGCACATCACGCCACCAAGCCTGCCACGACACCTGCGAAAGGTACAAGGCAGAGAAAAAAGATTTCGAGGAACGCAAAACATTCGTGTATGACCTGAACCACAGCCAAAGCGTGTACCGCAGAAACTACGAGGACAAGCACCGAGAACGTAACAAGAAGCGGCTTCTCGGAAGTGAATTTAGAGGTGAACGGGGATGAGCAAAAGAAAGTATAAGCCGGGCTGTTACATCATTTCTCTTGATGATTTGATGAAGCAGGAATTTGTTTACTGCGCCGGAAAACTTGTTCACAAAGGCTGGTTTGGTAGCTGGCAACTGCGATATGCAAATAGCGAACTCGCCCGACTGCGTATCAGAGAAGCCAAAAAAATCGAGGCCAACGCATGAACACCGGCAAGCAGTTTGAAGCAGACTTCAAGGCATCTGTTCCACCCGATGCGTGGTGCTACCGGCTGAAGGACAGTGCTGCCACATACTACGGCGGCAACGAGAACCTGTCGTTTTCCATCGACAACATCTGCGACTTCCTTGTGTACCGATACCCGATGAACCACCTGTTCGAGCTGAAAACCATCGAAACGCCCTCTATCCCTCTGGAAAAGGTGCTCGGCAAGTACGACAAGGAAAAGTGCAAATACCGCAAGGAAAAGCACATCACTGACATGGTGGAAGCGATGGGGTACTGCGGTCAGACCGCCCATGTGATAGTCAATTACAGGGCGGTCAACCGCACCTTTGCAATCCCTGCCAGCAAAGTTCTGGCGTTCCGATACAACGAGAGCCGCAAGAGCATCCCTTGGCAATGGGCAGAGCAAGAGGGGATAGAGGTCAAAGCAAAAAGGCTGCGTGTCCATTGGCGGTATGACGTGGATGCGCTGTTAAAAAGATTGGAGAGAGAAAATGACAATGGTATGCGATAGGTGCGGTGAAACGTATACGCTTGAAGAATGGAACAAATGGAACAAAATGAATGGGAAAATTGAAGTTCGGCCAATAATTGGCGGGAAAGAAGGGTGGAACATTCTTCTTTGCCCCTCTTGCATGGCAAAGCTGAACGACTGGCTGAAAGGAGAACAGGAACGACAAGCAAAATGGATTTATGACCATGAAAGAAACTCAATCGAGTGTGACAAGTGCAGAGCAGAATACAAACTCTCGCCGTATGAACGTGTGTCGGATTTTGATTATTGCCCTAACTGTGGTTCAAGAATGGAGGGAATAAAAGAGTGAGCGTTGTCTTTAAGTGCGACAGGTGCGATGAGATTTTTAATCGGAAAGTGCCTGACATAAATGATTGCTACGGTACTGCAAATTCGATTCTGTTCTTAGATTGCACGGTGGAACGCAACCGTTTTGGACTGGGCGAAGAACCGATTCAGCTTTGTCCGTCCTGCATGAAAGAACTGAATGACTGGCTAACACCTGATAAACAGAAGCCCGACACTGGAAACAAAAACGAGTGGAACAGCATGAATGTTCAACCGCAATGCGGTGAAGCTGTCGAAATAAAGTTTGAAAACGGCGACCTTGACCTTGCATATCGCAAGTACGCAGACAAGCGTTGGTTTCAAAGTAGTGGAGAATGGGTTGCAAGCGATTCCAAAATCGTTGCATGGCGATACCTTTATTAAAAGGAGAAATAAGATGAGTAAGCGCAGAAACCGCCCCTCGTCTGGCAAACAGGCAATGTCAGCCAACCTCCGCAAAATCGCACGGCAGAATCAGTTGTACGGCTTTCGCATGGCTCTGGACGGAGTTGCCGCCACATGGGGCGCACTGATTCAGAACCTTCGATGCGATGCAGACCTGACCGATGAACAGGTGCAGAAAATCATCCGAATTGGTGACAGATACTGGGAGATGGTCGGGCAGTTCAAGAACGAGGACATGACGCCTGACGAGTTTGCGGATTACATTACCGCAAAGTCAGAGCAGGTCGAAAAAGAGTTGAGGGAAAGGTGGAACTAACAATGTTTGAATTTGCAACCCGCTGGCTGGTTTGCCTAGTCCTGCTGGCGGTAGTAGTTCAGTCTGAACGGACAATCAAGAACATGGCGAACAGCCTGTTTGAGGAACGGCAGGCAATGCTCGTCTGGCTGTTTATCAACGTGTGTCTGGTCGTTTGCACGGCGGTTGTGACGGGGTGGAGGTAAAAACATGAACAGATATGACATTGAAAAGAGAATGGAAAGAAGCCGTAGAAAATTTGCGATTCTGCAAGGCGTTGTAATCGCTTTTATTGCAGTCACGGCAGTCTCGTCTATCGCACTTTCCATCTTTATGTATAAGGGCTTGTTTTCCGCAGACATTCCCGAATGGATGAAGTGGGCGTTTGTGTTTCTTGGGAGGTAAAGATGGAAATTCGTGGAGAGCGTGATAATCAGGTGGTTCGTTTTGATTCGCTCAAGATTGGAGAACCGTTTTATTACAAAAAAGACCTCTTAATGAGAATAAATAGTATTACGGACGTTTCCTTGTTTAGAGAAGCAATAACGTATAATTGCGTGTTTCTCAGTGACGGCAGGCCTGCGTGTTTCAACGATAATACAATGGTCAGAATTGCAAAGGTTCATATCGAAAAGGAGTACTAATGATGGACAACGAACTTTACTGTCCGATGAAGATGACCAGCAATCCGCTTGGTCGGTGCGTCTGCGAGAAAGAAAAGTGCGCTTGGTGGAGACAGTTGAACAACTGCTGCTCCATCTGGTGGATTGCAACCGAGCTGGATAAAATCGAAACGAAGATGAAGAGGTGAGAACGTGAAGCTGGTTGATGTTGAGCCAATCATTGCGGCGTGGAAAACTGTTGGTGTTGACAAAAAGAATGAAGCGAAGCCGTTTTTGGATAACAAAAACTACATCGTATACATACAAGGACAAATCAGAAACAGCATTGGAGATATTTTTTTAGATTTAGCCAACATATTGGAAGAATCTGAGCCCGCCAATATATGGTTTGATGCCAAGAAAGTTTTACCCGAAAAAGACAAAGAAGTTCTCGTAAAAAGAGAGAAGTTCGGCATTGAAATTGCATTTTTATCTTATGACGGATTATGGCAAGACAACGAGTGCATGGTACTTGGGGATGTGACTCATTGGGCGTATCTTCCTGAACCGCCAAAGGAGGTCTGATACATGGCAACACCTCCGAAGCGTGGTCGTGGCAGACCACCGCTGACCGAAGCTGAAAAGAAAAAGCGTGAGAAGCGAGCGCAAAAGGCGAAAGAAGAAGCCGCTGCAAAGCGTGAGAAAGAGCGAGAGAAGAAGAAGCAACAGATGCTTAACAAACGGAAATCTATCCGCTCACAGGTGAGTAAAAAGGTGAAAGAACAACAGGAGTTGGCAATCACGAGGTCTAAGATGCTGAACACGGGCGATTTGCAGTCGAGAATCGGTGATGAAGAGGACAAGAAAGTTGTCGGCATGATTGCAGCGAAGTATTTTGGCGACCTTCCGAGCGTGGACATGAACAACCCCATTGAGGTGCAGCAACGCCTTGATTTCTTCTTTGACGCTTGCATCGAAGCAAGAATCTCCCCTGTGGTGGAATGGATTGCGCTGGTGTTGGGCATCGAATGGCCTAGCCTGAGACAGATTATGACAGGCAAACGCCGTGACGACAGCTTGCAGCAGAAGTACATTCTGAAACTTATTCTGCAAATGCAGTCCATGTGGGCGTACAATGGTATGTATGGTCAGGAGAACCCGGCAGAGTGGATTTTTCGAGCCAAGAACTACTTTGGTATGCGTGACAACGTGGAAGTCACCGTTGCACCGCCAGAACAGCCGTTGGGCGATGCCCAGAGCGCAGAACAGCTCGCCCAGAAGTACCAGACGGCTTTGCCGAAGGGGATTGACGTGGAATACAGAGAGGTAGGGGAACATGACTAACGGCGATTTTATCCGCTCCATGACGGACGAGGACATCACGGAGAACCTGACACCGGGCATCTGCGAACTTATCAAGCATCGAGACCCGGAGCGTTGCCAAAACCGAGAGCATTGCTTTCATTGCGTCAAGGACTGGCTGAAAGAAGAAAACAAAATCATGGTAAGGGCTGACCAATGGGAAAACTGATTGACTTTTCCGACCCTTGCCTACGCTCGTTCTTGCCTGTCCTCTTGCAAGACCACACGACAGGCAAGAACATCATCTGGGCGACAGACCCGCCGCCTGAACTGGGCGTTGGCTTTTCAGATGAAATCACATTGGAGCAGTTGGACAAGGTTCAGATTGTTCCTCGTGTGCAGAAACGGCTTGCAGACCAGAAGAAGCGAACGGGCAAAAAAGCGGAAGTGTTTACTCCATCATGGATTTGTAACAAGATGAACACCATGCTAAACGAGGAACGCAAACAAGCAGATTGGAAAGAGTACATCAACCATAATGTGCTTGAAATAACCTGCGGAGAAGCGCCGTTCCTGACAAGCCGATATGATACCACAACAGGGCAGATGATTACTGTGCCGGACAGAATCGGTCTGTTGGATAGGAAGCTGAATGTTCTGGCAGAGCAGTCCTCTGACTACGATATGTGGATATGCTGGGCATACGCATCGACGTATGGCTATGAGTGGCAGGGAGACAATCTCTTGCTGGCAAGGTGCAACCTGTTCCTGACACTGATTGAAAATTTTAGGTATCGGTTTGATGCTGAAAAGCTAGAAATTGGCTTCATGCATATTTTTCTTGACTGTATCGCAGACATCATCTCATGGAACGTCTGGCAGATGGATGGTCTAAAAAAGACAGTGCCCGGCACGGACATTCCGTGCAAAATCAAAGACTGGAAAGCCAACAAAGAAATCTTGTTCAAGGATGTTGGGGAGAATGAATAAAATGAAAACAAACGGACAACTTTACAAATGTGACAGATGCGGAATGACGCATTTCGTAAAACTTTTGAAAACTGGCGATACGGACGGAGGATTCAATCACTGGGAAAAATTCGAAGAAGCAGCCGGATGGGGAAATGTTGATGGAATGCTTGTTTGTCCTTACTGCTACAACCAATATAAATATTAACTCCGTCAGTATAAATCGCAAAAAATCACGCATTTTTCTTTTGAGTGTTGCGGAAATTGCAATGAATGTCAGAAGGAAAATTGCGTGAACAGGTTAGATGGGGAGGATGGCTAACATGGGATTGTATAAAGTGCCTGTTGAATGGAGAGAACGTGGATATTTACTTGTTCACGCTTCTACTCAAAAAGAAGCAGCGAAAGTCGCAATGAACGGTCTCGACATATACCCTTTGCATAATCAGCCGATTGGTGGAAGCCTTAAACTTGCATTTCCAGAAGGCTCCGAGACCGAATATATTGCAAGGGTTGCGCCGGGTTTTGAGGAGGACGACTAATGCAAACTGACAGAGGAATCTACCACAAGCGAGTATGCGACCGCTGCGGAGCAGTTATGGGCGGCAGGATGATGAACCCTGACGAATACTTCAAGGACTGGGGATGGCGCAGGGACACAGGCGACCTGTGCCCGGAGTGCTATGCAGAATATAAGCGAGTGATCGGACGGTTTAACAGAGGAAAGAGAGGACAAAGAAGATGAAAAAGTGCGCTCTTTACAGATGCAAACAGTGCTTTGCAACCATGGCGGACGAAGGCGATGTCAGAATCGACAAAGACATTGTTGATTGGATGTTTGAAAACGAAATGGAAGAAAGCAAAATTGGGTTTATCGCAAAATTCAAAATAAGCGATAAAGTCCTTATTCATCGTTGTGCCAATAACACTGTTGGTTTATGCGAATTTATCGGATGGAAGGAGATAGAGGAATGAACTTCTACTGCACCACCGAACACTGCTCTTGCATGGGCATCAAGCAGTTCTCCGCTGGCAAGGCTATCCGATGCACAGCAGAATCCTGTGAGAACAAATCTGAGCCGTCCTGCGGTTCTTGCAAATGGTACGCAGAGCCGGAGGGCGTGTGTGTGAACGACCAATCAGAACACGTTGCAGACTTCGTGTGGGACGAACGTGGATGCAAGGAATGGGAGAAAAAAGAAAATGAGTAATATTGGAAATGCGTTGATTGTGGTTTTAGCTTCTTTTCTGGTTGGAACATTTATATGTTGGGTGGCATATCTCATTGAAAAAATTTTGATATGGGATATATTTTTGAACGAAATTTCCGATGAAAAGATAAAGGTTCTTGCGGATGCAATTCTCCACATTTTTACTTTTTTGATTGGATTTGCGGTCTTATATGCGGCGTACAAGGCGGGAATATAAAAATGGCTAACACACTCTGGCATCCAGCAAGCGAACCGCCACGAGAACGGACGCAGCCTTTGTTGCTTGCGACTAAAACAGCGTGGCGTGATAAAGATGGAAAAATGTTGCAAGGAATTTCGCAAACAGCGTACTTTCTTGGCTGTTACGCAGACGGTCAGTTCTGGGATGAGATAGGCGAGAGACTGCCGAAAGATGTGACGGTGACGCATTGGATGGCGTTTCCGATGGTATGAGGTGATGAGCATGAGTAATTGGATTAGCGTCAAGGATAGATTGCCCGATATTCCGAAAAACGATTTTGCCAGCGATTATGTTCTGGTTCACGACAAAAAAGCTGGTGAGTGGGTAGCCTATTATGATGCAAACGGTGGTTGGTGTGAAGCAAGAGAGTGCATCTCATTCAAAGATGTTACACATTGGATGCCTATGCCTGAACCGCCTATGGAGGACTAAATATGGATGGATTTGAAGTGTTAACAGAAGCGATGAACCAATGTGCTGCATCAGCTGAACATTTTGCAAATGTTGTCAGACAGTCCGAAACGCGGTGTGGTTACATCAAGCAGAAACACAATCGGCCTGTATACCGTAAAGGCGCAAAGCTACATGAATGTTGCAAACGAATTATGAGAACGAGAGAGGGGTTTAGAAAATGACAGAGTTGAAATTATGCCTTTGCGGAGCGGAGCCACATATCGAAAAAGAAAAAGAGCCTTTTGGCGTTTATGAGCGTTATGTAGCTTTATGCGATAAATGTGGCAGACGTTCTCAAACTTTTTATTTTTTGCCATCAGCAATTATAAGCTGGAATAAAAGAGCAGTAAGAACAATATAAAGGAGAAAAAGGATGGAAGAGCTTAAAAAATGCCCGTTCTGCGGTGGGGAAGTGGCTATTGCAGAAACAGGAACTGATATAAAAAAGTGGATGTTTATTTCGAGAGCGCACGGAGAAAACAAATGCACTTGCCGTGTTTTTATGGAAAGTGGGGAGTATTGGCTTGATTGCTCCGAAAAGGATAAAGAGAGAATTAAAGCCGACCTTATCGAAGCATGGAACAAACGCTACAAAGAGGACTGAGTATGGACAAAAAACGAGACAGCTTTACATTCCAACGATACTACTTTGAAGCCATCTCCACACTCAAAAGTAAAGAGAAGTTGGAACTCTACGATGCAATCTGTGCATACATTTTTGAAGAAAAAGACGCAACTTTGAACTCAAAAAAAGCAGAATCTTGCTTCATTTTGATTAAGCATCTGCTCGATGAAGAATCGAAAAGAAGCGATATTGCGTCAAAAGGATGGTCTACACGAAAGTCAGCTCACCCTCATGTCATAAATGAGATGAAAGTCAGCTCATCTATGAGTTCAAAGTCAGATGACGATGAACACATAGTATCAACTGACAGTCAGACGAACGTCAAGACCTTGCCGGAGAGTGCAGTCAAGAAGAAACCCGAGATCTTCTCCGACTTTGCTCATGGCGATAAAGCCCTGCTGGAATCCCTGCGAGAGTTCGCACAGATGCGTACAAGAATCAAGAAGCCTATGACAGACCGGGCAAAACAGATGCTCTGCAACAAGCTGGAAAAGTTTGAGCGGCACGACTGGAAAGCCATTCTCGACCAGAGCATCTATGCCGGATGGCAGGACATTTACGCATTGAAACAGGATGACCAGTACGAGCAAAGTACGGAGATGGAGTTTCCTAGACTATGACAATGGACGTTCAAACGGTATTTATCGGTGCGCTGATGCTCTGCAAGCCGGGCGTTGTGGATGAAATTATACCAGACCTTGAACTTGACTTGTTCAGACCTGAGCTGAGAGACGCTTTTGCGGCTGTTCAGGGCTATTGGACGGCTAGGGGTAAGATAGATATAGTCGAGATAAACACGCAGCATCCAGACGTAGCGCAGACGCTCTTGGCGTGTGCACAAACCTGCGAATCAGAGTGTGTACGAATTGACAGGGAGCAGATGCAGCGTTGGGCACAGCTTATCAGGGAACAGGCTGCGCTCACTCGTGTGCAAGGTCTGGCATTTCAGATGACCAGCGAGCTTACCGACTATTCTGATCTATCAGACATCTACCAGCAGATGGGTGAGGCGATGAGCCTGAAAGCTGAGGAAGAAGATGCGTGGACATACGAGGATGTGCTGAACGACTATGTGCTTCACATGGACGAGAAGCCTGCGTATATCAAGACAGGCCTAGAGCGTCTGGATGAAGCACTGCACATTTCACCGGGTGATTTCATCATCATCGGCGGCAGACCATCTGCGGGCAAGACAGCCCTGTCACTGCAAATAGCAGCAAGCATGGCAAAGCAGGACTACACCGTGTACTATTTCAGCTTGGAAACCAGCAAACGCAAGCTGGGCGCACGTCTGATGGCTAATCAAATATATTGCCCTCTGGACACGGTGAAAAATAAGGCGGTCAGCTTGAATGAGATTGACGGACAGGCAAAGAACATGAAGATGCCCTTATATATCCGCTCCGCTGCCGGAAAGAACGTGGCGTGGATGAAGGCTCAGGCTCTCCGTAAAAAGGCTCAGGTCATCTTTGTGGACTATCTTCAGCTCATCCACGAAACCGGCGCAAAGGACAGATATGCCGCCATTACAGCCATATCCATTGCCTTACACGAGCTGGCGCAGACCACAGGCATTGTCGTGGTGGCACTGGCACAGCTTAATCGAAACCCATCCAAGCCCGGAGCAACGCCTACTAACTCCGACTTGCGAGAGAGTGGACAGATTGAACAGGACGCTGATGCGATCATTCTTCTGTCCGGCGATAACCCCGATAAGTACCTGTTCCGGCTAAGCAAGAACAAGGAAGGTGAGATAGGCGACCTTCCCATTACGTTTAACAAGCAGATTCAACGATTCCAAGAGTACACTTGGATGGAATGAAAGGAGAACGAAAAGATGACACTGAACGATGCGGCATTCGCTTTTGCTGCGATTATTTTTATTGCCTTTGGCTCTGCATTTTTTTCGGAATGGGCAGAAAAACACACTAAAAGTTTTACGATGGAAATCTTTTCGATGATTGGAATGCCAGCGATTCTTTGGTGCATCGTATTGATTGCTTACAATGCTCTGAAAAAAATCGGTGTTCTTGTATGAACTAAATCAAGGGGTAACGACTATGAGAAAGATTTTGACCGTATGTGTATCCGCTCTGGCTGGCATTATGCTGATGACTGGATGCAACAAACAGGTGATAGACCTGACGTACAACTACTCGTGGGCACAGCTGAAAATGCCTGATGGAACGATTGTCGAGGGCAAGCTGAATAGTTGGGACGATTACGAGGGCGACCAGCTTCAAGTAAAGATTGACGGCGTGACCTATCTTGTTCATTCGTCCAACGTGGTCTTGCGGCATTAAAAAGCAAATACGGAATCTAAGTGCATGGGTTGTCAGCAATGGCAGCCTTTTTTCTTAACTCCACGAGAAAGCCTGTTTTAAAGCGTTTTAGATGCTAGACGATAACTTTATCGACTTCATCACGAAAACGCTCCACAGACGCTAGTAGACGGCTCTCCGTTGATGCTGATAGTATATCTCAAACTAGACCATGCAACCAGACCGATGCAGAAGCGTGGAGAACGGCTTTTCAGGGTCAGACGTGAAAAGTTATCGGGTCAAGCAGAAAAACGCGTCAGACAGGCTCTTACACGCCTTTCCGGCGATGATAGCAGCCAGATGGGCGGATGCCAACGACTATTTGTCAAATCTCAGGACTGATTGAGACGAAAAACGCTTCGATTATCACTTTCGTAAATGGCTTTCAAATTTTTGTCCCCTTTCCCCCTTGTTTCCTCTTTCCCCCTTTTGTCCCCCTCTTTCCCCTACAACCCCTATTACCCCCTATAATCCCCCTGACATCTTCCGTGTTCCCCCTTTCCCTCCCCGTGTATTTAGCGCGTCCGCGGGCGTTATATGCGTAGGCGCGCGTTGACGGAGCCGGGTGTGCCACGATAGTTCAAAAGTGAATAAATAACAGTTATGCGAAATTGCAAACCGGTTCTTTCCCCCTACAACCCTCTATCTCCAAAGCTGCACCGGTTAGCCAGCAGAGCAGACCGTAGGCAAGAACTGGCGTGAGGTTCGGACTGGTGGATGGTATACGACTATTTCACATGGAGAATTGACTTCATTTTGCAGCCGGTTGAATATGTACAAATGTTGCATGTCTGTATGAGTAGTTGATTGTAAATTGAAAGCGACTGACCAGTCGGATAGTTTTATTAGATAGTTAAAAGTATTGAGGTATTTGCCAAATTGATAATCCTAGTTGGTTGGTATGATATGATTGTATCTGTTGGTAATTAAATCAGAGGAGAACGAACCGAATCGGATGATATGACTATTTCGGGAGAATAATAGTTAAAAAGATTGAGTAATTGGATACGACTATTATAATAAGTACGATTGTTAAAGATTTTGAGGTAATGTGATGAGGGTTAAAATTAGCAGGTGTCTTGACACATATTGATTTTTGAAGTGTCTGATGACTTAGCGACTATCGCACCTCTCTTCTCCTAAAAGTCGAACGACTATTTTACACAAAAAATACACGACTATTTGACGATAGCTCGATAAAAAACGCTACAACTATTACTCTACGACTATCAGCGGACTGTTCGTTGCTATACTATATATAGGACTTTCAAAAGCTAGTTGTCTGACGAATTTACGACTATTCCACGACTATTGGTTACGACTATTCCAGAAGCTATTACGACTATTCCAGCCGGAACGCTACGACTATTGCTGACCTCTATTAGCTATCGGGCGAAAGCCCGAAAAGAGATGCGGCGGGAGCCGTCAATGGTTTCGCGCCGCCCGCTGCGCCCCTGCTGCTGGACTGCCCCGCCGGGTGGAGGGTGTTAGCGGGTGCGTCCTGACTGCTGACCGGTGCCAGATCGCAAGCCGCCGGGCGTGGGAGGTATTCGAGATCTCGCCGGGCTGACCCTGTACAGGTGGAGACGCTGACCCCTCAGCAGGTGCGCAGGGTCTGTACTGCTGACAGCGTGTCAGCACTTGCCAGCGATTTACAAACGGTAGGAGCTGACCCCGCCGGGCTTGCATGGCCTGCGATATGCTGCACTGTCTGGCATGGGTCCACGAAATGGGCGCATCCATGCGCCCTTATATACATTATTATAATAGGGCGGCTGTTCTGACCTGTACAGCGTCCGGCGTGGTGTCTGGTATCTGGTATGTGCTAGAGGTGCTGCGGCGCTGTGATACGCTCCAGCGTGGCGCAGGCGGTATTATAGCTGCTTGTGTCGGTCTGGTATTTGCGGAGGTTGAGCGGGCATAATCGCAGGAAAAGCCCTTGTAAAGACCTGTGCGCTGTTTTATGGCGTGGGCGGTATAATTGCATTTACGGAACAAAACGCGCTGTAAACGCTTGTATGGGGCTGCATTGCAGCAGGGAAAAAATAAAAGCCCTGCACCCTTAGCAGATGCAAGGCAAAAGAAAAGCCCGGCCATTTCTGACCGGGTGGAGTGCTTCTTATTTAGACGCTTTAAACAGCGCAGAGAAAAACCAGAAAAAGAACAGGATAGCGGAAAATATCACTTGTCGCACCCCCTTATACCACGCTAAACCGTTTGTAAACGGTTCTTTTGCTGCACTCAGCATAAATATCCGGGTGCGCTGCCTGTAAAAGCTTGCTATCAAGTCGGACACTTTGCACGTCCTTGTAAATGGCTTTTGCTGTGCCCTGCACCATTTCGGGCGCGCCGTGCATCATGTCAATGATTTCAGCCTTTACGGCGTCGTTCATTGCTTCAAGCTCTTCAATTAACCGCTTGTTTTCGCGGTATGCGTTCACTTTTTCTTCAAACGTCGTCATTTTTTGAATCCTCCTTATTAGCTGTTAAGAAATGCAATCATAACAAGTGCGCCGCTGATCATGCCGCCGATGTACCAGAGGGCTGCCCACTGGGTAAAGTCTAATGTGATCATTTTGTTATACCTCCGTGTTTTTGCCGTTGGGGTTAATCCAATCGTTCTTGATGTCGTACCGCTTGCAGTAGCGATAAAGGTTAATCAGTTGCACAAAGTCGCCAGCGCTTATATATGCTTCGTTGTCCGGTGCATCGAGGGAACAAATAAGGGTCGTTCCGTTGTCCTCCCGCTGCACAAGCTCCAATTTTCTGCCGTTGTTCACCTCAAAAACAAGCTTGTTCATACGTTGCACACCTCCCATTAAAACCAGTACAATAAATTCATATCGGTGCCCGGCTTGGTGATTTCTCGGATGCAAGGATACAAGCCATAACTGTCGATTTGCAAGCCGTATTCTTTAAGCTCTTTATTAAGCTTTACACGCCGCTTTGCAAGCTGAGCCTGTCGGGTTTTGAGCCACTCGGAGTTATAATACTGGCTGTCGTTGTCAAGCTCCCACGCTCTTGCATCTGCAAGCCCCCAACGCTGCACGCTGTCAAGGAGCTTTCTTGCTTTTTTGTATGCCTCAGTAGGTACGCAGCCAGCGGCTTTATCTGCGGCGGTTGTCAGCGTGTCAAGCGTGGCAAGATCAAACGCGGCGCGGGCTCTGTTGTACCATACACACGCGCGATGGCTGCGGCCCTCATAATCTCCCGGAATGGGGCGGGCGGTATAATCGATCTCTTTATTGTTCATCATGGTTTTGGCCTCCTGTTTTGGTTCAATGTGGTTGTAGTCCATATTTATCTGGACTGATTATATTATATCCATATATATATGGATTGTCAATGCTTTCAGCGAAATATATCCATATAAATATGGATAAAAACAAACTTCCGAAATTGTACACTTTGCCGGACACACTGCCCGCCGCCGTCCCGATCGCCCCGGCGTGGTCTGTCTGGTATCGAGTGCAGACCGGTGCAGCGTGTCCAGCGTCCGGGCGTGTGTGTCGTTCCTTGCGTGGTCTGCCTTGCATCTGGCACGGCCTGCGCTGCTGCCTGTGATGTGCAGGGAGCCACCGGCGGGGTATATAGCCGCCGCCCAGCCCCGCCCGGTCAGTCTCTCAACCACCGAAAAAATAAAAAAGGCTCAAAAAACACCCTACCCCCTATTGTCAATCTCAAAAATTCCGCGCAAAAATAAAAAGACCCCTACAAAGGGTCTGTATTCTGTGCTATACTTGCCTTACAAGCCTTGAAAGGGAGGAATCTACAATGGCTAAAAGTAAAATGACAACGTGCAAGCACTGTGGTGCAGAGATTGCCGCAAGTGCAAAGGTCTGCCCTCAGTGTGGCGGTAAGAATAAACCGCCCATCTACAAACGCTGGTGGTTCATCGCTATTATCGTACTGATTGTTCTGTCTGCCATTGGCGGCTCTGGTAGCAGCTCTGACAGCTCTGCAAGCAGCAGTAAAGCAACATCTAAGGCAAGTGAATCGACCGCTTCTTCCGTTGCATCTGTTGTGCCTGAAATCAGCGAGGACGATTACAAGGCAGAGTGCCAGACTGTGGACTATAAGGAACTGTGCCGTTATCCTGAAAAGTATGAAGGAACTAAGATTGTAGTCAAGGTAAAGGTCTCGCAGATTATTGACGCAAACTTCTCCGGCAGCGAAAAAGCATGGAGAACCTACACGGACAACAGCGGATACGGATTCTATGCTGATGACGAGTATTATATGCTGGATAAGCGTGGTGGCGATGCCGTGAAGATTCTGGACGATGATATTATCAACGTCTACGGTGAGTTCACCGGGCTTGAAAAAATCACCAGAGCGTTGACCAGCACCACTGATGAACTTCCTCGTATTGAAGTCAAGTACGCAGACCTCGTAGAGGAATAATCGCATAACATAAAAAGCCAGCGGCTAGATGCTCTCTAACCACTGGCTTTTCTTATAGGCTGTTTACTTTTTCAATGCACTGGTCACGTTCGGCATCGGCATCCAATAGTTGATGTCACGCATGACAATCTTGCCGTTGTCGCACAGGTACGGTCTCAAATCGCCGTATTCGTCTGCTTCGTAGGAGAGATAGCCACACGCAACCTCTTTGCCGTTGCAAGCAATCACTCGCCCATTGTAGGTTTCTCCAACGTCAGGCGTTCTCCAAAGCCACTCCATGTTTTCCAGAGTGTCGCTAATGTATTCTTCAAGATTTTCGTACTTATCGCCGTTAACCATATTTATTCTCCTTTCACATGGGCATCTGGGTCTGACCGTTTGTGACCTGAACTAGCATAACAGAGTTCGCACACGGTCTCCACTTCTTGATGTACTCGACAGCTTCATCGAACCGCTTCTTTGGCACGTTGTTTCGACTGTTTACGTTAAACCAGTCCTGAATGTCCCGGTTGCATTCCATGAACAACTTCTGAGAGACGCTACGGCTCTTGTAGGCCGGGCTGTCCATGCCGCCAAGAGCGTTGATGACCACTGTGTTCACGACACGCTTCAACACACGCTGCTGGTTGTAGTCGATGGTCATAGTATTCTCAAGAGCGGAAATACGCTGCTCCTGTTTCATGGTGCGCTGGTCAATCACAAGGATTGCTTGCAGTTCCTTAGAAAGCCCTGCGAACTGGTTGACGGACACGTTTTTCTCAAGGTCAATCAGTTTCTGGCGAATCTCCATGCCCTCAGGTGTCCGCTGAATCATTGCAATATGCTTTGCCATGTCCAGAGTGATAACGTGCTCTGTACGAGTAGTATACGGATTTTTCGGATTATTGGTTGCGCATTTTTGAGCGACCAATGAATAGTCCGTACCTTCGACAAAACCATACTCGCACATACGAGGGAACCAGTCTTTGTATGCAGTTTTGATTTTGAGCCGCTCGTGCAGCTCCCGACCTAGCACAACCTTTTCGCCAGTGTCGGTGTCGTACACAGGGATAACATCTTCGGAGAAGATTCGGATGGTTTCGAGATTATTATTCATAGAAATTTGACCTTTCTATCTTGCGGAGAGCAGCCCTTTTTGGTATAATAGATTCCGAAAAGGGAGACTGCCCCCTTGGTGGTTGCAGGTTCTCGTTTCGTGATGTGGATAAGCTATCAGTGGCTTCGTGGTGGTTGCGGCTGGTAGCTTATTTTTTTATGCCTTGATGCTTTCAACGTAGGATGCTACCCACTCGATACCCATGCGGATAACATCGACCTTTGAGATACCCAATGCCTTTGCGCTGCTCTCCATGCTTGCGATCTGGCTCTCTGTGAGCCGGGTGCTTATCATGTGCAGCTTATCACGTTCCGAGGTTTCTGCTCGTCTTGCCAAGCCTATCACCTCGTTTTCGCTGGAACAAGTATAAAGCGTGAAAATATGCTTGTCAATACCCAAAGTTTTACGGAAATGAAGTTTGGAAGAATTACTCCTTATTATAGAAAATTTTCTACCTGATTGTGATTAACTAAGTAAACATCCTTATACTACTCTAGTATGTATAAATACATACTAGAGTATATTTATATATAATATAAGCGCAAGCAAAGAAAGTCCAGAAATATCTTGACATCCAGAAATATCTTGATATAATAGAATCAAGAAAGGATGGCGAAGAAAAATGACGGCAAGTGAAGCGATAAAGGAAATTTTGAAATTGAAGGAATTGAACCAAGCGAAGTTAAGTGATATGCTTGACATTCCGCTTAAAACCTTGAATGAACGTCTAAGGCACAAAAACATTAGTGTCAACAAGCTGGATGAAACACTAAGGGTTATGGGATACAAGATTATGGTAGTCCCTCGTGAGACAAAAGTCGAAAATGGGTTTGACATCAAGTGATGGGTGAAAAAAATGCGTTACTTCTTAGCTAGAGTGTCTAGTAAGGAACAAAGCCTTGCAAGACAGCTTAAAATCGCACGAGATCGGTTCGACATCCCGGACGAGAATGTATTTTGCGATAAAATGACAGGTAGCAGCTTTGATCGTCCGCAATATAAACGATTGAAAGAGACTGTTAAGGCTGGGGATGAAGTCATCGTTAAGGAATTTGACCGATTCGGGCGTGACAAAGACGAAATGAAGCGAGAGCTTCAATGGTTCAAAGAAAAAGGTGTGATTGTTCGCATTCTCGACATTCCGACCACGCTTATTGACTTCCAAGACCAGACGTGGGTGCTGGAAATGGTAAACAACATTCTTATTGAGGTTTTGGGCGCAGTAGCTGAACAGGAACGCAAGAAAACCAAGCAACGTCAGGCAGAGGGCATAGCTGCCATGCCTATTGTTGATGGCAAGAGAGTGTCGGCCAGAACAGGCCGTAGCTTTGGCAGACAGGAAAAGCAAGTTGACGAGCAGCAATTTGAAAGCCTATTAGAGCAACAGCAAAAAGGCAAAATTACCGTAAAAGAGTGCTGCAAGCAGCTTGGCATCGGGAAATCCACTTGGTATGAGCGTGTCGAAAGATACGCAAATAAAAATAGCGGCAGCCCAACCACAAGCCACCGCTAAGAGTACACCAACTTCATCAAAACAGGAAAAAGAATGGTGCAACCACAGTATACCATTCTTTTCTCCAACAGGCAAGAGAAAAGGAGAAACACATGGAAAAGCAAAAACCATTTTACTGGAACTTTATCAAAAAAGATGCAGATTTGACATTTCGTTCAGTTTTCGATTTTGTAAACTGCAAAGATTTCACTTCGTTTATGCTAGAATGCCAATCTAAGAGATGCAATGTTTTGTTTTATGATGAAAACATATTTTTTGATTTCAAGAAAGAAGGCCCTTCCGAAATGTTTAAGCGGCAAATGAGAATCGCGCTTCTTACATTTATTTTGGAAAGCATTCCGGCAATAGCGGAAGATTATCTTGCGTATTTTAAGAAATATGCGGGATGGAAGAGCGATAAAATGTTTACTCCTACTTTAATCGAAAAGAAGGAAAGACTTGACCGCGAAACGTGGCTTGATGAACAAGCAAATATTATGTGACCCGCCAGACATGGTATAGGATTGCTGAACAGAACAGGTGAAAGGAGCGGCTTATGGAGCAATATGTCAAACTTGAAGAATTGGTTGATTTTCTTAAAATATGCTTTAAATTCAAGTGGGGCGATGAAAATGAAGATGAAATAATGGCTCGCATAATGACTACCCTTTATGGATTCAAAAAGTTTACAAAAGAACAAATCATTCGGACTGCTTGGGAAGAAGCAAAGTATTATGATTTGCCGGATGATGAAGTGATTGCAATAAATATGGATGTTTCATCAAGATTTTATGGGTGGCAAGCAATGGGAAATCTCGTTAACAGAGACGGCGAAGTTTATATAGACGCTGATGATTACGAGTGGCCTGTCACTCATTGGATGCCGCTTCCACTAAAGCCAGAGGTTTAACATGAAAAACGTAAGAACGGTTTGTTTTATTGGCGAAGAATTTTGCAACGACCTTTATCGTTGTAAAGAAAACGGAAAAGTATATGCAAGGCAGCGCTGCGATGATGAGTATGTCAGATGGCTTACCACAAGCAAATGCGGCGATGGGTATGAACCTGAATTCCCGTTGAAAGTCGGCTTAATTATGCGTGTGGTGAGTAAAAATTCCGTTTGTTTTGAAGAAGAAATCATCCGAGTAGATGGAATTGGAGATACTTGTGCGATTAAAAAGCATAAAATGAGCTGGGAATGAAAGGGAGTGACCGCTGATGGCTAGAATTGAAATATCAAGAGAGGATTGTAAACGTCTTTTAGGATGGAGAGATAGCCATAAAGATAAAGTCAGAAGTTATATCCCTGCTTTTGATTCTTCAGTTATCGTTGTAAGCGACGATGAAGAAAAACTGCATACAATAATTAGAGCGGAAGAAAACAATCAGCTATTTACCGTCTTGTTTAGAGTTTCCGTTGGCGGCGATTTGCTGCTTAAATTCTTGTGGCATCGAATCTCGCAAAAAGCTGATGTATTTCTTAGTAAGCTACCAGATCGAGAGAAAGAAGAAAACATTCAGAGCGCTGTTTCTGTTTACGCTTCCATAATGGCTTACATGAGCGAAAAAAGACCAGTTGAATACGTATCGCTTGACAAGAAAATTCTTTCAAAGAAAGAATGCGCTAAAAAATCGAGAATCCAAAACAGTGAAAGCATTGTCGTCAAAAACTCATCTCCGATAAGAAAAAATATAAACAATCAACCACCCAAGCGCTCTTATACAAAACCAACTAAAGCTGTGAATGTTCGTGGATTTGTTAGACACTATAAAAACGGAAAGGTTGTCTATATAAAGCCTTTTACAAGATATTCAAATTGCATTGACCCAATTAAAAATAAAACGTATAGGATTGTAGTATGAAAATGAGAGACAGATTGGAACGGATTGAGCTTCGCTTCCTAGATTTTCTGAACGATAATATGCCAATGATAATGATTGATTTCGCATTGATTTGCGGGATGTTCTTGGCGAAAATGCTTGATATATTTGTTTTTTAACAGATTTTAACCAAAAAGAATAAAATACTTTTTGTGCAGTTGTAGGCACTCTTTACATTTTCAGGTAGGGGGTGCCTATTTTTTATGCAGCCAAAGCAGTGTATCGCCATCATCGACAGCATCAAATCGTATGCAAAGCAGAATCCGACCGAAGCACAGGTCTACGAGGACTGGTTTCAGGCGGTGGTGAACCTGAGAGATGTTCTGCCGCAAGACAAGCGGTTCGATGCCTACAAATACTCTGGTGAACTGCGTTCTGTCTGCGCAGCCATGATGGGCAAGATGAAAACAGGCGAGGATGTGGCAAAGGTCTATGACATTATCGGTCGGACGTACCTGTTTGAAGCAAAAGATGTGTTCGACAGCTATTGCATCTACCTCGAATGGAATCGTGCGCCGGAGAAGAAGTTCTATCAGCCACGCAGACGCATTCTCCACACGCTTGTTAATGACCTAGAGGATTTATTTTTCCATCGTGTAGATTTCTTGGGGATTTCTATGGCTCCGAGAACAGGAAAATCAACTCTTTGTATATTTTTCATCACATGGCTAATGGGCAACCGCCCTGACGTTGCATCGGTTATGAGCGGACACTCTGACAAGTTGACCAATGGTTTCTACGGTGAAGTGCTGTCCATCATCACCGACCCTGTGACCTACAACTGGGGCAAAATCTTTCCTGACGTTCAGCTTGTGGACAAGAGTGCAAAGGACGAAAGCGTTGACCTGAACCGGAAGAAGCGTTTCCCAACACTGACTTGTCGCTCCATAGGCGGCACGTTGACTGGTGCTGTTGAAATTGGCGAGGGCGGCGTTCTGTACAGCGATGACTTGATCGAGGACTTGGAGGAAAGCTTGAATGTTGAGCGTTTAAACAATAAGTACGATGCCTATCTGAATCAGCTGAAAGACCGCAAAAAGCAAGGCGCATTAGAGCTGATGGTCGGCACACGCTGGAACGTGCTTGACCCTCTTGGACGCATCCAGAATCAGTATGCAGACAACCCGAAGTATAGATTCCGGGTTATTCCTGCGGTGAACGAGAACGGACACAGTAACTTCAATTATGACTATGGCGTCGGTTTTGACGATGCCTACTATGCCGATATGAAAGCCAGCATTGATGATGCAACATGGTGGGCAAAGTACATGGGCAAGCCCTATGTGCGTGAAGGTCTGTTGTTCCCTGCTGATGAACTGCGGTATTTCAACGGTGTTCTGCCTGACGGAGAGCCTGATCGCAAGCTCATGGTCATGGATATTGCATGGGGCGGCGGCGACTTCACAGCTTGCCCTATCGCCTATGTGTATGGAGATGCCGTGTTCATCCCTGACCTTGTGTTCAACAACGGCGATAAGACCGTGACCAGACCGGAAGTCGTGGGTAAAATCATCCAGCACAAAATCAACGTGGTGCGTGGCGAAGCTAACAACGGCGGCGATGAATATTGTGACGTGGTAGACAGCCAGCTCCGACAACAAGGCTATCACTGCTCTGTTCGTAGCCAGCGTGCGCCAAGCGGTCAAAGCAAGCTGTCCAGAATCATCCAGTATGCGCCGGACATCAAACGGTTCTATTTCCTTGACGAAAAACACCAGTCGAAAGAGTACAAGGCGTTCATGGAACAGGTGACGATGTTCACGCAACTTGGCAAAGTTCCGCACGATGATGCACCGGACAGTCTGGCACAGCTTGCCGATGAATTGTATAACGGAATCAGCAAAATTGAGCCTGTCAAGAGGCCATTTTGATTAAAAACACAATATATTGTGTTCGCTGGGTCTATTTATTTGATTTCACCACTTGACAAGGCTTATAATGTACGCAGGAAGATTTGCAGCTTCCTCTAAGGAATAGCCCAGCGCAGCAAGGTTTTGTTATTTTTACTTGCTTGGGCGTCAATAGGCATATTCCTCCTTTCACCGGTGAAGGTTTTCTCACTCTTTCGCCTTCACCGGGCTTTATATGTTGCGTTTCCAATTGTAAGGGGAATGCCAGCCTGTCTCCCCCACAGCTGGCAAGCAACGGTTCGATTCCGTTACGCAGCACAACCATCTTCTTTGCTTGGCTTTCTATTCTCCGAATCCTCCACCGCTACTCCCGGCTCTCGATGCAATGTTTAGACATGACATTGCAAAGAGCGGCGGTTAACCAATCAAGCCGGGGTTTATGTTGCATTAGCTTAGTATGGCTAGAGCATCCGGCTCATAACCGGACATACATTGGTTCAAATCCATTATGCAGCACCAAAATTGCAGTTAACCCGTTTACATCTGTCCGACAACTGAATGTAAAGACTGCAATGACTTTCTCTGAGCGGAGATAGCACGGCTGGAAGTGCGAACAGTTTCCCAGTAGCTTCTGACAGGTCTGTGCTCAACAGCCTGTTTCCAGAAATTCAACGAAAGGAGCACAGATGGTAGCGAAAGTTAGATGCAAGCGTCCTCGAAAAGACGCAAACGGCAATCCGTGTGATTGCGGACGTTATCTTGGCGAAGTGGAAGGCAAGTTCTCCCTTCTGTGTCCTCTTTGCCATTGGATTACAATTGGAGATTCCAACCTTCCAAAAGATACATGGGTCTCCGTACCAAAGTTTAAAAACTGAATAGCTTTTGAAGCGCAGTTGTAAGCGCAGTGAGATAGACCTTAACAGGTTTGTCTTGCTGCGCTTTTTATTTTGCCGGAAAGGAGGAACGCATGGCTGAGTATCAGATGGTTGTTGGAGGCTTCTTGAATGAGCCACTGACCGGACGTAGACCGATTGAAACACCGGAGGCGGAAATCAATCAGACGAATGTGCTGAAAGTGGTTATGGGCAAGGCAGAGCCTATTCATCTGTTGAACAAGAACGAGATTCGCTTTCTGCACAACTACTACTTGGGTAGCCAGCCTGTCCTCCACCGCACGAAGGAGTACCACGCTGAAATCACCAACCGCATTGTAGAGAACCATGCCAACGAGTGCGTGGGCTTCTACACAGGTTACATGAGCGGCACTCCCTGCTCTTATGTGCGGTCTGAAACGGCAACTGGTGACGGTGAGGAAATCGCCCGCTTGTCCAATGCTTTGCAGTATGAGGGCAAGGACGCGCTTGATCGGCGGCTCTGGCAGTGGATGTTGGAATGTGGACAGGGGTACCGCATTGTTCTTCCTGACAAGGGGTACAACGGCAACTACCCGGATGAGACGCCCCTGCTGGTGGATGTTCCCGACCCGGATATGGCGTATGTGATTTACAACTCCGGCATTGGCCACAAGCCCATTGCCAACGTGCTGCATATCCCACGCAATTATCAGAATGACCTGAACGACCTGATTTGTGTGTATACGCCAAACCAGTACTTTGAAATCGACAACGGCAAGGCCACAAAATCGGAGAACCATTCTCTCGGAATGCTGCCGATGGTTGAATACAAGCTGAACCCGGAGCGGATGGGGTTGTTTGAGCCTGCAATTCCTGTGTTGGATGCCATCAACGACCTTGAAAGCAACCGTCTGGACGGCGTGGCACAGTTTATCCAGTCCATCATGGTGTTTACCAACTGCCTTGTTGACGAGGATGCGTTGAACAAGGTGAAGGAATTGGGCGCAATGTGCCTGAAATCTACCGCTGGTCTGCCCGCTTCTGTTTCTCAGATCGCAAACGAGCTTGACCAGCAACAGAGCCAGACCTTGCTTGATTCCATGTTGAACGTGTACCGCAGCCTGACTGCCATGCCCAGTGCCACTGGTAGTGAGAACGCAACATCCGACAACGTGGGCGCAGTCATCGTCCGTAACGGATGGAATCACACCGAAGCAAGGGCGCAGCAGTACGAGAATATGTTCAAGTATGCTGAACGTCAAAGCCTGTCTGTGATGCTGAAAATCCTGCGTGATACGGCTGGTTCTAAGCTGATGGCAAGTGACATCAACATCAAACTTCCTCGCCGTCAGTACGATAACCAGCAGAGCAAGGTTCAGATTTTCGCACAGATGCTTAGTCAGAGCATTGACCCGCAGTTGGCGTTCACTACGCCCGGCCTGTTCCCTGACCCACAAGCTGCTTACGAAATGAGCAAGCCCTTCCTGATCGCCGCTGGCAAGCTGGGCGAAGATGGGAAAGCACCGAAGCCGCAGAAACAGCCGACAGACCATATTGTTGACGCTAACAAAATGGTTAACAGACAGGCTGACAATGCAAACAAAGAAACAGAGGGTGAATAACCCTTTGCTATAAACACGGCAGGGAAGCCGGGATATAAATTTCGCAGCGTTGCAGGGAAGCAACGGTAAAAAAACGCAGGAGGAAATTAATGATATGAAACTCAATATGTTGCTTGGTGATGCCTACAAAGAGGGCATGACCGCCGATGAAATTATTTCTGCGCTTGAAAAGGTTGCAGACCCTAGCGCAGAGGTCGAGAAGCTGCGCAACGCCGTGACAAAAGCCAATGGCGAAGCTGCTGAGTACAAGAAGCAGCTCAAGGCAAAACGTACCGATGACGAGAATGCCGCACAGGAGCAGGCTGACAAGCTGGCAGAGATGCAGAAGCAGATTGAAGCCCTGACTGCCGACAAGGAGAACCTCGTCAAGGAAAAGACACTTGCATCCTACCGTGAGAAGTTCGTTGCACAGGGTTATGACGCTGAACTTGCCAACAAGGCTGCGTCTGCACTGGCTGACGGTGACATGGACAAGGTGTTTAAGTTCCAGTCGGAGTTTATGACCGCCCATGACACCGCATACAAGGCTTCTCTGCTGAAGGATATGCCCACACCTCCGGGTGCGGATGGCAAGGGCGGTTCTGACAGTGAGGGCGTGGCGTTTGCTAAGAGCCTTGCACAGCAGAACGCAAATACTTCTAAGGCATCGAGTGACGCAATGAGTGCTTTCCATTAACAAGGAGGAAAACATGAAGTTTACCCGAAACACGGTCAACGGAATCAACGATACCATCCTTGCTTCCAATGACTACACCGCCATTCCCTTTACCGTGACCGAAATTGCTGCGGTTAAGGCTGGCTATCCCATGACCAAAGCTGGCAAGAAAGCAACCTCTGCCACAGCAGACGGCATTCTTCTGTATGACGTTGACCCGGCAGAGAACCCCAATGCTTCCCTGCTGATTCGTGGCGTTATCGACACCAAGAAGGCTGCCGCAAGCTCTGGCTTCACCTATGATTCTGATGCAATTACTGCGCTTAAGACTGCCATTCCCGGCATCTTCTGCCGTGACAACATCAGCGTGAACGCTTAATAGGAGGTAAAACAACATGGCACTGAATCTTAAGGAAGTCTTTGCCCCGGCTGCGATTGCCGCCTATTGGACGAATGACCCGACCAACGCGATGCCCTTTGCATCTGATGCACTGTTCCCCGCAAAGAAGAAGGCCGGTCTCGACCTGAAGTGGCTGCGTGGTCACAAGGGCGTTGGCGTTTCTCTGATGCCCAGCGCATTTGATGCAAAGGCTACGTTCCGCACCCGTGAGGGCTTCAAGTTCGATGAGACCGAGATGCCGTTCTTCCGTGAGGGCTACCATCTGGGTGAGAAAGACCGTCAGGAAATCCTGCGTGTTCTGGACAGCAACGACCCCTATGCCCGTGATGTGATGAACCGTCTGTACGATGACACCGCACAGCTTATCACTGGCGCTCGTATCGTTCCTGAGCGCATGATCTGGCAGCTGCTGGCTCCCGCCAATGGCGTTCCGGGCATCACCATCAAGGCAAACGGCGTGAACTACACCTACAACTACGACCCGGACGGCACTTGGAAGTCCACCAACTACAAGGAAGTCTCTGTCGCAAAGTCCAAGTGGAACGTCGCCACCGCCACCCCCATTGCTGACCTGAACGCTGCAAAGGATGCTGTTCTGGCAAGCGTTGGCGAGGTTGTGACTGAGGTGTACATGAACACCGCCACCTTCCGCAACATGATTGCTGCGGACGAGGTGAAGAATCGGTTTATGACCGTCACCGCAAAGGCGAACGCCGTTCTGCTGGACGCCGAAGCACGGCAGATTATCGAGTCCGCAACTGGGCTGACCATCCATCTGTATGACAAGATGTTCAAGGCAGACCAGTACAGTGCAAGCGAGAAGTATCTGCCCGATGGCATGGTTGTGGTTGCTCCTTCTGGCGCTCTGGGCAGCACTTGGTACGGCACTACTCCTGAAGAAGCCGACCTGCTGTCTGGTCAGTCTGGCGCATCCGTGTCCATCGTGAACACCGGCGTTGCCATTACCACCGAGCTGACCGTTCACCCGGTCAACGCCAACGTCTATGCTTCTGAAATTGTCCTGCCGTCCTTTGAACGCATGGACGCTGTGTACTGCATCAAGGCTTATTAAGGCGAAAGGAGGAAAGCAGCATGGGAGACCAGTATTCCGAAGCGGCAGTCAAGCTGGGACAGTACATTACCCCTGCACTTGATCGTGAAATCACGGACGAGGACTACCCACTCTTCGACCTGCTGCTTGATTTTGCCAAAGACAAGATATTTGCACAGGGCTACCCTTTCGGCAACAGACCGGACGAGTTGCCCTTGCAGTATCAGTCGTTGCAGATACGCATTGCAGCGGAACTGTATAACCACATCGGCGCGAACGGACAGACGAGCTATACCAACAACGGCATTACTCGTGTGTGGGAAAGCTCCGATGTGGCGCAGTCCCTGCTGAATGAAGTAATTCCGAGAGTAGGTGTTATCGGCTGATGTTCAATGGTAGCCCGCTGGATAAACGCCCGCTGTGGTATTCAAACCCGGTTGGCGAGAAAACGCCTATTGTGGACGAGTGGGGAAACGAGACCGGTGAATCCGCATACGAATCGTGGAGCGAGCCTGCAAAGCTGATGCTGAATGTCAGCCCTCCTACTGGTTCTGCGGAAGCAAACCCTTTTGGAGCGTTCACGGATTACAGTTACGTTGTCAGCTCGTCCAGCAAAAAGCACAACACACCGCTTTATGAAGGTACGCACGTCTGGTTTCAGACGGACGTTTCAAAGCCCTTCAATTACATTGTGGTCAAGGTCGCAGAGCATATCACGGATACGCTGTATGCGCTGAAAGAGGTGGCTACAAATGAAAATTAAAGTGAGGCTGAGCGATGCCGGACTTCGTGATGCGGAACGTCAGATACAGGAGTACAAGACCACCCTGAACAGAAAGGCTAGAGCGCTTGCTTTTCGTCTTTCGTGGTTGGGGTTTAAAGTCGCAAAGGTGCGTTTCGCTAATGCGGAATACGCTGGCTCCAATGACGTGAAATGTCATGTCAACCAAAAAGACAAGACTTGCACCATCGTTGCAGAGGGCAAAGCAGTTGCCTTTATCGAATTTGGCACTGGCGCACATCACAACGGGTATGGCGGTGAACTACCGCCCGGTGTTGGTGCACACGGCTCATACGGAAAAGGGCAAGGCGCAAACCGCAGGTGGTACTACTACGGAGAATCTGGCAATGCCGGTACGCCTGTCAAACAGGTAGATGGTAAAGGCCAGTTGAATTACACCGATGGCAACGAGCCAGCTATGGCTATGTGGGGAGCTGTTGAGGAAATGGCTTCTCAAGTCGAAGCAACGTGGAGGGAGGTTTGGAATAGTTGATCGATTATTTCAATTCTATCTTCACGGCTGTTGCTAAGGAACTGCGAAAGCAAGTTCCCGGCATTTTCGTCACTGGTGAAATCAATGACAGCAACGTCAAAAAGTTTCCGTGTGTGCAGATAGAGGAAAACAGCAATCTTCCTGTACACATCGATTCTGCTGGTTACAGCAAGTACGCCGCCGTTTCCCTGCGTGTGCGTGTCTACTCCAATAAGGATACCGGGCGCATTGCAGAAGCACGCTCCATTGTTGGAATCGTGGATTCTGTTCTTGAACCGCTTAAATTTTATCGCAAGTCGTTTGCCCCGTTGAATGGGCTGTATAACAATTCCGTCTATCGGATTGATTGCAGCTACGGGGCAACAATCGGAGAGGACGGAATGATTTACCGAAACTAAGGAGGTAAACATTCTATGAGTACTGCTATCTCCGGTCTGAATACCACCCTGTATTGTGGCGACAGCGCAACCGCTCTGACGAAGCTGTGCGACATTAAGGATGTACCCGACCTGATCTCCGAACCGAACCTTCTGGATGCAACTACCCTGTCCGACCCCATGCAGGTCAATATCTTTGGCATCATCCAGAGCGACACCAAGTCCTTCACTGCCAACTACAACAAGGCTGACTATACAAAGGTCAAGGCGGCTGGCTATGATGAGACTTCCGATAGCAACGCCGTGAAGTATTATGCCCTGAAGATGCAGGACGGCTCTGGCTTCACTTGGCAGGGTATGCATCAGGTTGGCTTGTCCGGCTTTGGCGTGGACGAGGTTGTGGAAATGACCATCAACTGCATCTTCACCAAGAAGCCTGAGTTCAGCGAGACCCTGACTGTCACTGGCGGCTAAACCGCAAAAATCGAATCAATCAAACTGGGCAGAACTGAACAACGGATTTGGTTCTGCCCCTATTTATAAAGGAGAGCATTTATTATGGCTGCTAAGGTTATCAACTTTCATTCCCCCGATGGCAAGAACACTTACGAGCTGACCTTCACCCGTGACAGCGTGGAAGCCACCGAGCGTGCAGGTTTTCAGATTGGTCAGTACACTCAGATGACCAATCTGCTGTCCAACTCTCGCGCTCTGTTCTACGGCGCTTTCATCGCGAGGAACAAGGGCATCAAGCGCAAGGTCGTGGACGAGATGTTCCAGCACATCGAGGATAAGGAAGACCTGATGGGCGTTCTGCTTGAGATGTTTATGGACGCTTCCAAGTCTCTGCTGGCAACTGACACTGAGGACAAGACCGCAAAAAACGCAACGTGGGAGATTGTGTAACCGCACAATCTCAGGAAGCAGACGGAGAGGGAGAGTCATTCTCCTTCTCCAATCTGTTCCACGATGTAGAAGCCTATTACATCTCCATCGGTATGACCTACGACCAGTTCTGGTACGGCGATGTCTGGCTGGCGAAGGTCTACCGTGACGCAGAGGAACTGCGGGAACGCAGAGCCAACACGGAAGCGTGGAGAAATGGCTTTTACATGGCATCTGCGCTTTCCTCTACGGTTGGCAATATGTTCCGTAAGAAAGGGTCTAGCCCCATCAAGTACATGGATAGGCCGATTCCCCTTACTCAAAAGGAGAAAGACGAGTATGAATACCAACGCGCAGTTGAGGCGCAGGAGCGAATCAAGAGAATGATGTTCTCTATGATGGAAAGTGATGGTGGTAGTGATGGCTGATGTTGATATTACGAGCTTATCCGTAGAGATTTCTGCGGAATCTCAGGGCGCAGAGCTTAATATCGACAAGCTTACTGCCGCCATTTCTAATTTGCGGACAAAGGGCAACGTCACAAAGGTTGTGAACAGCCTTGACAAGCTGGCTAGTTCCATTGCAACGCTGAAACAGGCATCCGCTGGAATGTCCGGGCTGGACAAAATCACCGGTTTTCTGAACGGACTTTCCAACGTCAACACGACCGCAAGCACAAAGAGCATCAATACGGTCGTGAATGCAATCAAGAAGATTCCTGCGGCTGTGTCTGGTCTGAACGGCGTGGACTTTTACTCCATGTCTGGAAGCATTACTCAGCTTACTAACGCTTTGACTCCATTGTCCATTCTGGACGCATCGAGCCTTAAAGCTCTTGGCAGCGCTTTCAATGCGATTGGAAAGGTTCCAGACCTGACCGACAAGCTAAAAGCGACAGACCTTGATTCTTTTGCAAGCTCTTGCCAGAAGATTTCTGCTGCCCTTACTCCTCTTGCATCTCAGCTTGACAAGGTGGGCAACGCTTTTGCAAAGCTCCCTTCGCAGTTGAGCAAGGTGGTCACGCAGGCAAACCGTGTGACCGCAGCCAACGAAAAGCAGCGCAAGAGCTATCTCAGCCTGTCCAATCAGATGAACGGCTTTATGCGGAACATGGCAAAACTAGTTTCGTTGAAAGCTATCGCTGAGTATCTTGGCAACGCTGCTGCCAAGTTCAATGACTTCTATGAAGCAACAGACCTGTTTCATAATGCTATGGGCAATTTGAGCGGTGAAGCTGATACGCTCATTAGCAAGATGCAGGGCTTACTTGGCGTTGACCCGACCAAAGCGATGACTTACATGGCTACCATCCAGAGCTTGGGCACTTCGTTTGGGCTGGCCAGCGACAAAGCATACGTTCTGTCTAAGAACCTGACTCAGCTTGCCTATGACGAAGGCTCCTATTGGAACAAGGACGTTGCAGAAACCTTTACCGCAATGTCTTCCGCAATCTCTGGTGAGATTGAGCCTATTCGCCGTTTAGGCATTGACCTGACTCAGGCACGGTTACAGCAAGAGCTTCTTGCTTTGGGCTTTAACAAGCAGGTTTCTAGCCTGTCTCAGGCAGATAAGGCGGTTCTGCGTTACATTGCCATTATGAAGCAAACTGCCAACGTGCAGGGCAACCTTGCACAGACCATCCAAAGCCCTGCGAACCAGATTAAAATTCTGAAAGCTCAGCTGGATATGCTGGCGAAGTCTGTTGGCTCTCTGCTCTATCCTGCCCTGAAATCCATTTTGCCCCCGCTGATTGCCGCTGTTCAGCTCATTCGAGAGTTTGTTGAATGGGTGGCAAAGCTGATGGGCGTGAAGGTCGTGTTCACTGATTTCACCAAGAGCGCTGACAGTGTTGGCGGCATCGGTGACGCAATGGATGACACGGCAGACTCCACCAAGAAAGCTGCCAAAGCCCTCAAGGACTACACGATGGGCTTTGATGAACTGAACATCATTGACCCCACACAGGGAAGTTCCGGCTCTGGCGGCGGCGCATCCGCTGGCAACATTTTGGGTGATGTAGACCTGTCCGGCTACGATATGTTCAAGAACTATGTCGGCAACGCTGTGGATGAAATCAAGGAAAAACTTCGCAAACTTGCTCCTATTGTTGCGGCTATCGGCGCTGGTTTTGCCGCATGGGCTATCGGGAATGCGCTTCTTACTGCGTTAAAAGACACTCATGATTGGGCATACAAGCTCGGCAAAATCGTTGGTGGTCTTAATCCAGAGTTGCTTCTAGTAGCCGGGACGGTCGCCCTTATCGTTGGTCGATTTGTTCAGCTTTATCAAAACAGCGAAAATTTCCGGCAAGGTTTGGCCCGTATTAAAGATTTGATTTACCTTGCGGGTCTTGGGTTTACGCAAGGCTGGAATATCTCTTTGACTGATGGGAAACTTGGCGAGTCTATCAAATGGCTAAAAGAAGCTCTTTCTAATCTCGGTCAAGCGATTTGGAATTTGATTCCTGAGGAATGGCAGGGGAAAATCTCTACTGCATTCGAGACAATTCAAAAAGTCGTCAAAGACCTTGACCTCGATTTGGGCGATTTGGTCATGACGCTTATCGGAATCGGTTTGACTATTAGCGGGCATCCCGTTGCTGGCCTTGCAGTTCTTGGCTTCGAAGCCGTCTCTGTCGCCGTGCGTGGTCTTGGCAGCGAAAGCGAAGCAGAAGCATTTCAGCTGAAATCTGATTGGCACGATGCTTTCGTGAATTTCGGCACGATTGCAGCCGAAACAGTGGCAGACATCATAACTGCTCTCGGAAATCTTATCAATGATTTTGCAATTCTTATCGGATGGATTCAAAATGGCGTTTCTGAAACGGAAATGCTCGACATCCAGATGAATGGAAATTTTCTTGAAGGTGCAATCGCGTCTCTTGCTCAAGTTATCCACAACATGGGCGTGTTCATTGGATGGATTATTAAAGGCGTAGACGAATCAGACCGCCTTGCCATCGCCGCCAATGGAAACTTTGCGGAAAAATTTGTTCTCTTGATTGCTGATGTAATCAATGGAATCAAAGACGCTGTAACGTGGTTCGGAAAGCTAATTGATAAAGTTTCTAAGTTTAATCCGTTAAGCGTTGGCAAAAACATTATTGATGGCATCACGAAGGGCATCACGGGGAACACCAATGTGTCAAATGACGCGACCAAACAGTTGACCGATGGAATCAAGAAAACCGCTCAAGATGAACTTGATATTCACTCTCCCTCTAAGTGGTTTGAAGGGATTGGCAGCTACATCGACCAAGGCCTTGCCAACGGCATCACCGGCGCTCTCGGTTATGTCAACGATGCTATGAATAAACTTGTAGACGCCACCAAGCTCAAGGGCGAAGAGATGGCGAACTATGGCATTGACTGCGGCACAAGCTACGTCAACGGCATCATTTCCGGGCTAGACTCTAAGTGGGCCGAACTTGATAACAACCTCAAGACCGACTTCTTCGGCACGGCGCAAACTTTCATTCAGGCCGCGCAGAGTGGCGACTGGAAAACAGTTGGCACCACCATTGCCGCTGGCATTTGGGGCGCTATGGGCGATGAGCAGCGTAAACGCGTCAAGTCCGTTGCAAGCGATTTGCTTGGCAGACTGAGCAAAGAACTGAAAAGCCAAGCTTCTTCCCTACTGAATACAGCCGCTACCATTGGCAAAAATCTGGTGAACGGACTGACTCAGAATTTTGGCACTGCCACACAAAATACGGCAAAGATGGTCGAGAACATTACCAGCGTGTTCACTAAATCGAAGACTCCGCTCTCGACCGCAGCGCTTGCAATTAGTAAAGGCTTGTCCGGTGGCCTACTGAGCCAGTTCCCGAAGATGCTTGCTGGTGTAGCTGGTTTGATTACTACGATTGGCGGCGCTTTTACCGCCATGCTGGAAGCAATCGGTGGCACGTTGTCTGTGCTTGGCATTCCTACCGGCTTTGCAATGGTTGCCGGTGGCGTGGCGATTGCCGCTGCTATCGCAGGCATTATTAGCAGTATCAACCGTTCTAACTATAGCGACAGTTCTCAGTATGTCGGCACATCCAGTTATGACTCTACCTATGGGTCTGGTTCGTATAGCGGCACCTATTCTGCTGCAAGTGGGAACTCCGAAGAGATGAGAGACGCTGTGTACAATGGCTGTTACAACGCATTTCTTGACATCTGGCAGCGTTACGGTGAAGAGCTGTTGAAAGAGCAGAACGTGAACGTATACCTTGACGGCAAGCAAATTGCCGCCTCTGTTGATAAAGTGAAGAAAGACCGGGGCGTATCCATTATGGGCACTGAGGTCTACTCTTATTAAGAAAGGACGGTTTCGATGGCTAATATTCCTGCACTGGTTACGGTGAACGGCGTAGAGCTACCGGAGCCGTCCTCTTATGAGGGAACTACCAGCACGATCGTGGACTCTGGACGAAATGTTCAAGGCAAAGTCGTTGGAGCTGTCGTACGGAATGACGTAGCAAAAGTCACGATGTCTTGGAATTATCTTACTGCCAATCAATGGGCCACCATTCTAAGCCTATTTACCGCTAATTTTTACTGCTCTGTTCGGTTTTACAATCAGGTGACCGCAGGATACACGACGCGGCAGATGTATGTCTCTGATCGAACTGCCGGGATGTGGCGTAGAAGCCCGAACAATGGCAGTATTATGGGGTGGACTGGCGCAAAATTGTCTCTTGTTGAGGTGTAATGTATGGAAAGAACTACCGACAAATGGATGCAGAAGTTCAACGATACACTTGTACCGGAAACTTTTGTTGAGATAACGGTTGGCATCACTGCACCGGGTGTAAACAAAAAGGCAAAGTTCGTCACGTCTGATATGAGCGCTTTTGCAAGCGCGAATGCTCTTTCACAGGCGGGAGTGGCTTCCTTTACAAAATATGGCACAGGAGAGCCTAATCTTTGTGTGCTTGATGGAAGCTGCAAAGTTGTTCCCGCTTCTGCTCCGTATGAAAACACCGGGTTTGTCAGCTCTACAATCTTCAGCACTTCTAACCATCCTGTCCTTTTTGCCATGTTTTTCAGTGAGGTAAAATCTTCCGTTCCGGGCGTCAATATTATCTGGTCGTCTATTTTCAACGAATACGCTACCAGCTTCAAAGTCACTTCTTATCTTGGCACGCAAGAGCTTAATTCTGTCACCGTTACAGGGAATACATCGGTATCCTCTGATGTGGAGATTGAGCTGAACGGGTTTGATTTCGTTAAAGTAGAAGTTTTGGATTGGTGCATTCCGAATCGCAAGGCCCGGATTGAACAGTTCAGAATTGGACAATATCTGATTTTTGACAAGACGAAAATCCTTTCCTTTCGTCACACCTCTTCTCGTGACCCGATTTCCGGTCAGCTTTCACAGGAAAGTATTTCGTTTAGCCTTGATAATAGCGACCGTACATGGGATTCTGTCAATCCTCAAGGCATCTACAAATATATTTATGAACGTCAGCCCATCTCTGTGCGCTACGGCATGGATATTGATGGTAAGGTCGAGTGGGTCAATGGTGGCAAGTTCTTCCTGTCGGAGTGGAGTGTTCCCGCCAACAGTATTGAGGCAAGCTTTTCCGCCCGCGACTCCTTTCTTTACTTGATGTCCACCACCTACACCGGCAGAAAATACGGTACGCTCTATGAGATGTGCTACGACGCTTTGGAGCTGTTGGAGGCAGATGAAATCACATTCGATATTTCGGACGAACTGAAAGATTATTCTGCTGACATCTCTTCGGATGGCTCTTCGTATAAAAACTCTGATATTTTGCAGCTTGCGGCCAACGCAGCGGGCATGGCACTATATCAGACGCGAGATGGCGTTATCACCATCAAGCGGGCGTATGAATTTGGCTCCGGTACGGATGTTGAGGACATCACTCTTCTCAACAATTATTCTTGGCCTGAAATCACTTTTGCGCAAAACCTTCTTAATGTCACGACCTCTGTTGGGAACAAAACATACGCTTACCCTGAAAACCCTTCCGGCCGTGGCGTATCTCAGAGCTTGAGCAACGCTCTTCTTTCTGAGTCTACGCTTGAAAAGTCTCGAAACGCCCTTACGGAATCTTACAGCGTACTTTCCAATCGGCGCAAAGCCACTTTGGAATATCGAGCCAGTCCCATAACGGACGCTTTGGATTTCGTGAAAATCCATCATCAGTTCGATTACAGCGCAACTCTGTTACTAACAAATGTGTCTTATACCTACAATGGATGCTTTAAAGGCAAACTTGAAGGATATATGATGGCAGATGTTAAGTCTTTGACTGTAGACAAATCCAACGAGACACTCGAGTGGGGACAGTCTGTAGTGATCACTGCCATTCTCTCCCCTGTCTCCCAAGATTCGCCTAAAATCAGTTGGTCTGCATCTCCCGAAGGTATTGTTTCCCTCCATGTACTTACCAATACAGAGGGAAAGTCCACCTGTCAGGTCAAATGGAACTCCCCCGGCACAGCTATCGTTACTGCTTCCGCTGGCGGCAATTCTGCCAGCTGTTCGTTCCTCACCACTGAATATTATCTTTCCAATATTCCGGAGGGCAAGACGGTGCTTATGGACGAGGGGAGCAACGTCGTGGAGTTCATTGTCGCCAAGCATGACTATGAGAGCGAGTTGAACGGGGCAGGACGTGCGTTTTTGGTTCGTAAGCGTTATCCAGTCCTTATGAGTTGGGACTCCAGTTGGTCTGCTTATGCACAGAGCGATATAAATACATGGCTTAATGGCGAGTATCTCAATACCTTCTCTTCGGCACAAAAAGAAGCGATTGGCAGCACTACATTTTATTACACTCCCGGCTTTACTGCTATGGATTTCTCTGTTGGAAGCAGCAAGGTGAGCACTATGTCTAAAGCTGTATTTTTGCCTTCTGCGCATGAATTTGGAGGAGATTGCGAAGGCAATGACGTTTTTGGCTGGACAAAGAACTCTCCTGACTATAAATACAATGAAGGAACTTCGTTCCCGCAGGCCAAGGTCATATTGGAATCCATGCTTGCTGCCGATAAGGCAACTATCACTAATGGCAGCTGCCGTGTGTTCACTCGAACTCCTTACCTTTATAGTGCCGCGTATGCCTCTGGTTACCATTCCAGCGACCGTAAAGATTTTCTGAGTAGGATGGTTACAACTCTTGAAGACACTGTCATCGACGGAAATTCTGGATTTTCAGTATTGTGGGGTCATACGGCTGCCTTTGGGCCTAATTTGCTCTATTATTGCGCACATCCTTCGTTTACCCTGCCCGAAACCACACAAATCGATGTCAATGGCAAATTAGTTTTTTGAAAGGTGATTACATGGCAACATGGATTACAGACCGCACGCAAGCGGATATTGACCGCATAAAAGAAATCGCTGTCAAAGCCAGAACCGGCACATGGACAGAAGAGGAGCAGCAAGAATGGGCCGCTGGCATGAAAGGCGCGCTCAGCTACACCGATTACAACCGCATTGAAAACGGAATCAAAGAACTTGCCGAAATCGTTGGCGCAGATTATTCCGCAAGAATTGTTCAAAAAAAAGTAGAAGTTGTTACAGCGAGAAACCAAGACGGCGATATTCCATCGTGGGACGCCTACCCCTCCCACGCCGAGTTCTTTGTGCCGCTGACCGCCAAAAAGTCCGGTTTGCTGCTCCACTCGATGTCCTTCCGCATCAAGGGGTTTGTGGCCGGAAAAAGCCGGGCCATCCTGCGCAAGGCGGCTGACCAAACCCGATTGGTAGACCTCTCGCTGGAGCTTATCCGGGGCTACAACGACGTAACCCTTGACATGGGAGACCTTCCACTCGAAAAGGGCGTGGAGTATCAGCTGTATATGTCCGCCGTTAATAACTTCTATCCACCTTCGGTGGAACCCGGGTGGGTGGTGGAGAACGATTTTATCGACATCGCCAACGCCAGCGCTTACTACGATGGAGACAGCAAGATTCTCTTCTCTGGTACTGCTACGGTCATTGAGTCTACGGAAGCAGTCTGGGGCGTAGATGACTACTTGACTACTGATGACTGCACTAGATGGTTAAGCAACATATCCTCCATTCGTTCAAAATGCAGCGGGAAAAGTTCCACTCCTGAAACTCCGGGAAGCTTCAGCTATCGTTTTTCGATTGTCAATCAGTTGGAAAAGGTTTTGTTTGATATTGAAGCGATGGCTAAAGACCATTCAATCTATTGTTCTGAGCTTATATGTGGAGGTGAACCCTATTATGCGGTTTATTGACAGACAAGCAAAATACCCGGGCCGTTGGACGATGAAAAAGTCCAACGGCACATCAGAGGTCGTCACTCTTGTCCGTAACGACGAGCCGATCGTTGAAGGTACGCCAATGAACGCGAATACGTTCAATTCTCTTTTTCTAAACAGTGATGCCGACACTGCAAAAACCGCCTCACTGGTGGATTATCTGTGTCTCCTTGATGGCGTGCCCATCGAAAGCAGCGTCACTCCCAAAGATGCATACACCGCTGGCCACTGGAACAAAGGCATGGTCAAGCTGCTGGTGGAGCGTCAGCGCTTGACTGCGGCGGAGTACGAAAATATCACCGGAGAGCCTTACACCGCATAAGAGAGGAGCACGCTTATGATTGAACTCAGCGTATCTCTTGCCTCCAGCGGCGCTGCAAAGCTGGCAGGCTATGAGCAGATGCTTCGCTTCGGCTACACCAAGAACCGGGGCGTGTACCGCCTTGCTGTCACCGCTTCCGGTGAGTGGGAAGGGCTGGCTATCCGATGCTTCTGGCACGCCCCGGACGGCAAAGACCCGGCATCCTCGCTGGTGGTGGGCGGCTATGTGGATGTGCCTGCCAGCGTGACCGTACAGCCGGGTGACGGTTGCATCACCTTTGAGGGCAGCGACGGCACCAAGACCGTGACCAGCGCTGACCTGCGGTATCGTGTCAGCGCCAATAGCGGCACAGAGGACGGCACAGAACCGGAACCGGGAACGCCTGCATGGCAGGCTTTTGTGGATGCCGTGAAGGAATCGGCAGCATCGGCGGAGCAGTCCAAAACGGAAGCGTTGGATGCAGCAGAGCGGGCCGGGGCATCTGCCCAAAAGGCCGAGCAGGCCCTTTCTGACACCATCACCGCCAAAGAGGACGCACTGAAAGCCATCGGTGACAAGCAGACCGCCGCTACGCAGGCTGTGGACACGGCCCGGGACAAGGCTCTCCAGCAGGTGGAAGCCTCCACTAAAGCCGCACAGACCGCCGCCAGTGAAGCCGCCACCAGTGCAGGCAATGCAGACCAGAGCGCTCAGGAAGCCGCTGACAGCTTGCAGGAACTCAAGGACGGCATTGCAAACGGAAACTTCAAAGGCGAGAAAGGTGACAAGGGCGACACTGGCCCCATCGGCCCGGTTGGCCCGCAGGGTGAGCGTGGCCCTCAAGGCCCCACAGGCGCTACGGGTGCCACTGGCCCACAGGGCGAAAAAGGTGATACCGGCCCGCAAGGCCCTAAAGGCGAGACCGGCCCTGCCGTAGCGCTGGACACCACCCTCACCCATGAGGGCGAAGCCGCTGACGCAAAAGCCACAGGTGATGCTATCAGCGCAGTCAAGGCCCGGCAGAACATCCTTGTGGGCACTGAGACAGGCAACCCTATCGCCGTTGACGATGCGTTCTCTGTGCTCCTGTGCAGCTTGACCGTGTACGGTAAGAGCACGCAGGACGGCACACCCACGCTGGATGCACCTGTGCCTATCGTGAGCGCTGGTGACGGAGGGACGATTGCAGTGACCTTGGGTGATGGGGGCGGTAAAGTGCAAACTCTCACGCTGCTCACTCCCAACGGCTTGCCCGGCATCCCTGTCACCTCCGGCGGCAACTACACTGACCAAAGCGGCCAGCAGTGGGTGTGCGACGAGGTGGACTTGGAAAGGGGTGTAAAGGTACAGAGGGTGAACGCTGTGGACTTGTCAGCCTGTGCAATTATAGGTACCACTAACCTTGCGGTAACAAAACGACTTGCGATTCGGTTGCCACTCAAAGCTAAAGATTATACAGTAAAAGCCCTATGCAATAGATTGCCATATTTAGTTTCGTTCACTATCGATACCATTCACTTTTATGTAGACGCAAACAATGTGAATGTCTTCATTCCCATTGACGCTAAAAACCCGGAAGAAGGAGAATACATTTTATTCTACGCCCTCGCCACCCCCATCGAAACCCCGCTCACCCCTGACGAAATTGCCGCCTACAAAGCCCTCACAGCGTACGGCCCTGACACGGTGGTGCAGGCCAGTGACGGTGCTGGGGTCAAGCTGGTGTATCAGAGGGACGTGAACATCGCCATCAAACGCATTGAGGACGCAATCGCGTCCATGACCTAAGGAGGTACACATGGCTATCAAAAGTAAAGCACGGCATGACCTGACCCTGCGCTCCATCAAGCGGGAAATCGCCGCAGGACGCGACGTGGCATACTGGCTGGACAAGGCGTACACCCATCTAGACAACGGTCTGCTGACAGAGGACGACATCGCAGAGGTGGAAGCCCTTGCACAGGCGTACTACGATGCGCTGGATGCGAAGGACAAGGCGAACGCTGAGGAAATCACACAGTAAGGAGGCTAACTGAGGCTTTATCTAATCTTAAAAACAAAAAGGAGCCGCAAAATGCTACACACCATCCTCAAATTCCTCGTTTCCCTCTTCTCCGCCCTCTCCCGGGCGGAAGATGCTCCTACCTCTGACCCGGTGCCCACTGTGGATACCAAAGCCTCCGCTCCTCCCGGTTGGGAGGGCAACCCGCCTTACCGGTACATTGACGTGAGCCGTTATCAGGGCAAAATCACATTCGATGGCTGGAAGCAGGTCAAGGCCGAAGGCTACAAAGGAGTCATGCTCAAGACGGTATCCACCAACAAAAAGCTCTCCAAGCGGGCAGACGGCCTGTACATCGACCCCACCTTTGAGACCAACTACCGCAACGCCAAAGCTGCCGGGCTAGACGTGGGCGTCTACTACTACACCTACGCCACCAGCGAGGCGATGGCCGATGCAGAGCTTGCCCTACTGCGGCAGGCGGTGTACGGCAAGGAGTTTTCTCTCCCCGTCTGCGTGGACGTGGAGGAGAACAAGCTCAAGCAGCTGTCCACGCTTGACCTGTCCAACCTTACCGCTTACGCGCTGGAACAGGTGGAGAAGATGGGCTTTTACGCCCAGCT